TGCCTGGGCGACCTCGGCGGCGACCTCGGCGGCCGGTGCGACGACCTTGGCGCGCGGGGCGCGTGGCGTGCGCGGCTCGGCTTCGGCTGCATCGCCCGCCATTGCCAGGGAGCCGTCGGCCTGCGGCACCACGTCGATAATGTCGTGCAGTTCCTCGGCCGTCGGCAGACCCATGAGCAATTCCGGGTTGTGGGTGCGGCCGAAGAATGCGGCGGCGCGGTACTGCGCCATCGTTTGCGGCATGGTGCGCCACTTGCTGCCGTTGCGCGTGTACCAGCCTTCTTGCACGGCCATTTCAAGCGTGACGGGTGCCGACTCGATCCGCGCGCCGGACTTGTCGAGCGTCCAGGCGACGCAGCGCGCATTCTTGATGCGGACGGTTTTGACGACTTCGTGCGGCGAGCCGCCCATCCATTCCGTCGTCACATGCTTGGCGTCCACCTCGTCCAGCCATTCAAAGGTGAAGCGCAGATTGTGCGCGTACAGGCCGGAATTGTTGATGAGCGCGATGATGAACGGCGAGCCCCAGGACGGGCGGCCCTCGATGACGTGCAGGTTTTGCATGACCTGCAACGGGCTCGCGTTCATGCGCTGCGCGAGGTCGAGGGCGACCATGCAATTCGACATTGCCGCGTCGTTTTGCGTGTAGGTCTTGTTGTTGCCGCGTCCCTTCTCGATGACGGCGCGGTATGCGTCCGGCACCATCGTGGACAGCGCGAACGACTTCGCGGCGCGCTGCAAGAATTCAAAGCTGGCGAGGTTCTGGAAGCCCATCATGGTCGCCGCGTCGTGCGTGGCGGCCAGGGCGGTAACGGCGGATTGTTGGTTGTCGCTCATGGTGGTGGCGCTCTTAGTGGGTACGGGTTTCGATCAGGCGCGGCGGGACCAGCATGTGCGGGTACGGCTTGAGGCCGCGCTGTTGGAGGTAGCGGCGGGCCAAAACCCACTTGGCCGCCAGGGTGCGGTCGGCGAACAGTTCGCGCGCTTTTGCGGTGGTGCTCATACCGGCAGCACCACGACGGAGCAGAGGTAGCCGAAACGGGCGGCGGCGGCTTCGTGCGCCTCGGCGCTGGAAAAGGCGGCTTGGTCGAATTCGTGGCGCTCGCCGGTCGGGGTCTGAACTTTTACGCTGTAGGTACTCATGCTGGTTCTCTCTGCAAAGTGGGTTTGAGGTGGGTGTTTCGCCGGGCTTACGAGCCAGCCCCGGAGCTGGCGGGATTTGACGTACACCCGAGTCGGCCTGTGCGCGATCAGGCTCGCGATCAACATAGAAATGCTGATATGGAAAAGTATAGCGATAGAAATATTTGCTGTCCATAGCAATACCTATATATTTTTTCGGAAAGTGACTACTTTTCCTATATTTCCGTAGAGAAAAGACAACAAACTTATAGTCCTGGCGATCAAAAAACTGAAAAAAGTTAGTTTTTTCAGCCGCAAAGCACGATGTAAGGACGTAAAAAAGCCCGCGCGAGGCGGGCTAAAGAGAGAGGGAGGGGAGGGGTGGCGGGTTAGCAGCCCAGGCGCATCACGAAGCGGCCCTTCACATTCAGGAGGGCCGCGTGCTCGGGCGTGTAGCCTTCGTCCGGGTAGCGCAGCCGGTCGGAGCTGTCGCTGCGCAGGATCACATTGCCGTCGGCTCGACGGTTCACGCGCTTGACCCGCAGGCCGTCGGGCGTGTCGAGCAGGTAGATGAAGCCGTCCTGAAAGTCAGTTACGCCCGTGTCGAAAATCATTATGTCGCCGTGGGATATGTACGGGGCCATCGAATCGCCGTCGGCATACAGCGCCACCAGCTTCGATGCAAACGTAGTCCGGCAGCGGCTTAGGAGGCGTTTGCTGATCGTTATAGGGCTCGTGTCCACGTCGGTGTACATACGGCCGTTGCCGCAGCTACCTCTGGCGTCAAGTAGCGGGATCACGTAGGCGTCATCATTTGCCGACACTCCTGCGACGATTCCGGGCGGCACCATTTCGCCCAAGCCAGTTTCTAGCCATAGCGCGCTGACGCCGAGCGCCGCCGCAATCGAGGCCAAGCTGCCGCTCGTGTTCGCCCGGTTTTTTTCAAGTGCGGATATGGTCGGCTGGGTGAGCCCGGAGAGTGACGCCAGTTTCTCCTGGGACATTCCAAGCTCAATCCGGCGCATCTTTACGCGCTCGCCGGTCGTGGTAATTCGGGGGGTCGTCATGTTATTCATCCGCTGTTGTCTGTACTTCTATTGTTTTAATTAAGATTCCTATATTCCGACGTTATACACCATATCCCAGGAGAAATAAAGACGCTTATAACGTGTTGCTTTATGGCACAAACCGGCAAAAACTTGTGTGCCTCTATTTGGATGCTTATAATCCGTAGGCATTGTCTTACAGGCTAGTCAGCCCTACTAGACAGCTACCTATGCCAGCCAAGGCAAAAAAAAAACAACACTAGGGTTCCCCGAATGAGCGAAGTTGATGTAAAGCAAGCCGTCACAATCCTCTATGACGACTGCAAGATGACCCAGGCCGAAATCGCCTCCGAACTGGGTTGCACCCAGCCCAACGTCTACTACCACCTGAACAACACCGCGAAGATTTCCCGCGCCCCGGCCGTGCTGGTCGAGCGCATCAGGGCCGCATTCGCCCGCCGCAATCTCGAAGTGCCGATGCTGGCGCAGGAGGCCGCGTAATGGCGAAGTCCAAGCACGCCAGCCCGGCAAAGCGCAACAAGAAGCACAAGCCCAAGGGCTTCGACAAGAACGCGATGTTCCACACGATCCGCGACAACTGGCGCGCGTCGGCAGTCGCGGCGAACGACGACGGCAAGGACGCGGCGCTGCGCGCCCGCTTCGCGCAGCCGGTCGGCGGTCAGCAACAGGAAGAACTGTTCACTGAGTACCGCACCGCCCTGGTGGCGATGCGCGCCGGGAATGGCGATCTTGACGATTTCAGCATGGTGATAAGCGCCCTCAATACCGGCCTGATCCTGGCCGAGCGTGGCTTCGGCGAGGAACACTTGCCGACCTTCATGGCGGCGCTCGACGCGATTGCCGAGGCATACGCGCACTACCAAGCGACCGGCAAGTGGGAGTGGAGCGACGAAGCGAACGAGGCCATCAACGACGGGATCGACATTCACGCAGCCCAGTTGGAGCACACGCTACAGGCCGATGTTATGTCGGCAATCGCCGAGGTGGCAAAGCGGATCGAACAACAACAAGTCATCATCAAGGAGGCAGCATGAGCGGGAACATCACCATCACCCAATTCGCCCAGGTTTTGGGTCACTCTGAACCGGAATTGCGGGATCGCATGAAGCGTGACGGCATCTTGCAGGAGTGCGGCCTCCCCTACAGCGTGCATATGCGCCGCCGCTACTTTGCCACTGGCGAGCTGGGCGGTCACGTCATCGACGTGGGCCTGACCGGCAAGGGCCAGATTTGGCTGGCTCGCCGCTACCCGGCCGGTTTCGAGCTGGCCGAGCGCAAGCTGGGCGCGCGCAAGCGGGGGACTGCACAGTAATGTCGTCCAGCCGTAAGTCCCAAATCCTGAATTGCTCGCTGGTGCGCAAGCGCTGCGCCTGCGGCAAACAGGTCAAGGCGATCCAGCTCACCCGCTACGGTGCCTGCGACGCTTGCGTAGCCAAGGCGGCCGCCGCGCGCGCCGCCAACTCGGGCAAGGCGGCCGAAGCATGACGCTCGCCCGCACCGAAATGAAGCGCGGCACGAAGCCGCTGCGCTCGACCAAGCCAATGAATCGCGGCACCTCGACCTTGAGCCGGGGCACCGGGTTCAAGCCCAGCACCACGACCATGAGCCGTGGCACCGGCCTCTCGCGCGGAACGTCCCAGCTCGCGCGCAGCGGCCCGATCAAGGCGAAAGCGCCTGCCGACAAGGCAGAGCAGGTAACAAAAATGGTGCTGGGAAAGCCGGTCGAGAAGGCACCGAAGGCGCGCAAGCGTCCTATGAAGTCGAGCCGCCCGAGGATGACTGCGATACGATTGAGTGCCAAAGATGAGGAATGTACGCTAAGATTCCCATGTTGCAATCATAGAACTGATACAACCGTGTTGTGCCATCGCAACGGCGCAGGCGGTGGAATGAAGGCACCGGACACGGATGCGGCCTATGGCTGCTATGCGTGCCATGTGGTATTGGACGGTCAAGCGCCGCGCCCGGAAGGGTTCACGCGCGAGGCCATGCTGGCAAGGTTTGACGTGGCTGTAGGGCTCACGCATATCCGGCTGGCGATCAAGGGTTTGATCCGGCTGCTGGAAGGCGGCGGGGTCGAAGAAATAGGAGTTGCTGAGAAAAAAGCGACGTTGAAAAAACAAAAGCCGACCGCTGCGGGAACAGGGGTCGGCTCGAATACGAACAAAAAAATGACAGAGAAAATAGTACCACAGAATAATTCTGTGGTGGGCGCGCACGCACGCGCGGACGCCACTTTTGCATCAAAAATCGGCTCAATCGCCCCTCTTTGCACGTCGGAGGGCGCATGAATCACTCGTTCGACATTGAGCACGCACGGCTGTACGGGATTCCCGAAGCCATCCTCATTGGCAACTTCCAGTTCTGGATCGCGCAGAACCGCGCGAACGGCACGCACCTGATCGAAGGCCGCACCTGGACGTACAACAGCGTCAAGGCGTTCGCCATCCAGTTCCCGTACATGACCGGCGACAAGATTCGTCGCGCCCTGGAGAGCCTGGAGAAGCAAGGCGTTGTCGTTACCGGCTTCCATGCCCAGGAAAAGGGCGACCGCAAGAAGTGGTATGCGTTCGCCGATGAGGGCAAATTCCTGCCCGCGCTACCCCATTTGGCAAAATCGCCAAATGCTGGGAAGAAGGGGGTAGACCCCCATTTGGCAAAAAACCCAAATGGTTTGGCAGATACGCCAAATCCATTTGGCAAATCCGCCAAATCTACTAATAAGACAGATGTAAACCCAAATGTAACCTCACATATCTCTCCTGACGAGCAGACTTCGGAGGAACTTTTCGAGCTGGCCTGGAGCGCTTACCCCAAGCGCCCAGGGGCGAGTAAGAAGGATTCCTTGAAGCAATGGAATGCCCGCTTGAAGGCAGGCGCGAACGCCCTGGAAATCATCGAAGGCGTGAAGGCTTACGCTGCTTACGTGATCGCCAAGGGCACCGAGCCCGAATTCATCAAGCAGCCCTCGACCTTCTTCGGGCCGGGCGAGCACTACCGTGCCGACTGGACCCCGCCGCAGCGCGCCGCCGTGCCCGCCGCAGCGACCCGCCCGGTCAAGTTCGATCCTAACGCCTACGTCAATTCAGGAGCAGCATATGCAAGTCCAGCACCAGCCCCAGGCCACCCAGCCGCAGAGCCATACACAATCGACGCTCAATTCGTGGAGCGCTCCGCGTGAAGTGATGGTCATGGAGCCGGACGGCCAGGGCGGCGTCCGCGAAGTGCCCCGTATGCTGTCGGCCATCGACCGGCTGTATGGGCGCTTCGCCTCGATGTACATGCACAAGTGGAGTTCGCATTTCACCTCCCCGGCCGTGATCGCGGACTGGAAAAAGGCGTGGTCTAGCGCCCTGATCGCCGAGGGCATCACGCCTCGGCTGGCGCTGGAGGGCGTCGAGCGCTGCCGTACCGAATACCCGACGTGGCCGCCGAGCGAAGGGCAGTTCATCGCCCTGTGCAAGCCGCCGCTGGACTACGAGCAGGCATTCCGCGATGCGGTGCGCGAGCTGCGCAAGCGCCTGCTGAACGACCCGGACAAGCAACCGCACTGGCCGATCCCGGCGCTGTACTGGGCGGCGGTCGATTACGGGCAGGGCGAGCTGATGGAGGCGAGCTACGGGCAGGCCGCCGCGCGCTGGAAAAAGCTCTTGGATAATCGGCTCAAGGGCGACTGCCCGGACGTGCCACAGTACGTCCCGCAGCTCGCCGCCCCAGTCCGCAACGACAAGGGCGAGGCGATCACCAGCGCCCAGGCGAAGGCCGACGCGCTGGCCGCCATGCGCGCCCTGGCCCGCCGCCAACCGTCGCCGGACGTGGCGCTCACCAAGGCGCGCGAGGTGCTGGCCCGGCATGAAGCGGGCGAGCCGGTCCCGGAATACCAGTTGAGCCATGCGCGTGTCGTGCTGGCCCGGCTGGCGGGGTCGGCCACCGCGCCGGACGACGACCCTATTTGACCGAGAGTACCGCCATGAAAACCGAAGTCCTTAGCCTGATCTTGAGCCGCCCGAACGTCCGCACCGTGGAGATTGCCGACCGCCTGGATATGGACCCTGAATGCGTGCGCCCGCTGATCGCGGACGAAATCAAGCGCGGCATCATCGTGGAGGAACCCGTCGTTGCGCCGAACGGCCGCACGGTGCAGTCGTTCCGCTACGCCACCGCAGCGCCAGCGGCCGCCGTCGTGCTGGAAGCCCAGGCGAGCCCATTCCCGGCCCGCGTCCTGCGCTCGCTGCCGCCGACCGAGCGCCCGATTGTCGAGCGCGAGCGCCCGCTGTCGTCGCGCCCGGTGCCGATGCCGCCGCCGCGCGCCACCGATCCGCTGTCTCTGGCGCTGTCTCCTGCGCACGTCGCGACCGAGCCCGCGCCCGAGCTGGCCCAGGCTGCCGCCGACGAGCCTCTGGAAATCGACGTGCCGGTGACGCGCAAGGAAGGCGTGCCCCTGGTGGCCTCGGCCCCGGCCGTGTTCACCGCTGGCCGTGCCAAAGCGCCGACCCGCGTAGAGCTGGCGCTGGCCTGCCTGCGCGCCGCGCACCCGAGCCCTGTCCAGACCGTCGCGCTGGCGTCGGCGATGGGCCTGCCGTCCGGTCATCACCCGACGAGCTACCTCAAGATGGCGCTGAACAAGGCGCGCGTCCTGCGCAACGGCACCGAATGGGCGCTGGGGCCGAGTGAGGCGGGCAATGTGCCGTTCGCCGGGTGGGCGAATCCACCGGCCGCCGTCGAGCTGCCCGCGCCTGTCGTGAAGCCGCGCGACGTGCCCTTGAGCCCGGACGAGCGCGCCATCGCCGACGAGCTGCCCGCCGATGACGTGATCGTGCCCGAGCCGGACCCGGCCGGTGCGTGCGTCGCAGGGTTCGCCGACGACTGCGATTGCGACGACTGCAAGACGGTCGCGGCGCTCCAGTCCGAGCTGGCGCTGGCCGCCCCTGTCGAGCAGCCCGCCGCCCAGGTCGAGCAAGCACACGCCCCGGAGGTGCCGAAGTTCCTCGACATTCCGAGTGGCCCGAAGTGGACGCCCGAGGCGGCCCGCGCGAAGGTGGCGGCCCGCAAGCTGGACGAGCTGCGCGCCGTCAACTGGGGGCCGACCGGCGAGCAGCGCCCGGTAGGGATCAGCGCCGAAGTGGTGGGCGTGCTGGCGCATGATGGCCTGTCGCTGGTCAAGGTGCCGACGGGCGGCCTGCCGAACATCAAGACGCCCTACATTCCCCAGGTCGCCAGCGGTGCGCCGGACATTACTCGCAATGGCCTGTACGAAAACGGGGAGTTTCGGAAGCCTGCCGAGGAAGTGCTGGCGTTCCACCCCAAAGGCGTCGAACCAGTTCCGCCCGAAATGGGGCTTTTGTGGACAAGGGGCGGGATCGCGGTCGCAGCCAACGACGTGCGCGCCGGTATGCTGCTGAACGTCCCGGCCGAGAAGTTCCTTGCGGCCATCCTGTCCGACGGCTCGCTGGAGCTGCGCTTGCCCGGCCGTGGCGTGGTTCCGCTGACGACCGAGGAAGCGCGCGAGCTGTACCAGTTCATGCAGAGAATGGGGTATGCCGCATGGCCGAAGGCAGCGTAAGCGACAAGTGCGAGTGGTGCCTGACGTTCTCGGGCATGACGAAGAAGGGCAGGCCATGCTGCGAGCTGCGCGCCCTGGCGAACATGCCCAAGGCCCAGCGTGAGGCTGTCTACCTCAAGACCATGAAAGAGGATGGCTTGGACGCCTACGAGGCGCAGAAGAAGGCTGTCGTCGCAGAGTACAAGCGCCGGATCGCGTTCAACGATGCCAAGCGCGGGAGTCTGGTAGCAGCGGCAAAGGCGGCTTTGGTGCGCCCGAAAATATAGGCATTTCAATAGTGGCAACTGATAACGATAATGTAACGATCCGGCTGCTGCGCGAGCGCGCGGCCAAGCTGGAGGCGACGTGCAGCGCATACGACAGGATGCTGAATACGGCGATGGCCGACACGCTGCGCAGGCGAAACGCAGAGCTGGAGGGGCTTCTATGGGAGGTCGCGCTCGATGAGGCCGTGCCGGTGGGCGTGCGCGAAAAGCTGAAAATTTCCCTGGGAAAAGTTATGTCAAAATATTGACTTCCAAATATATTCCTGTCAGTAATAGGGGTGCCAATGGTAAATCATTGGCATCCCTATTTTTTTACATACAGAGAGTCCGCAATGAGCGTTCAAGAGCAGAAAGGGCAGCAAATCGTCATCACGGCCCTGACCGAGAATCACCTCGACAACCCGGCATACGCACCGGCCGCGCTGCTGGATGCAATGCAGCACCGCCTGGGCCTCAAGAATGACGCGGCCATTGCCCGCGCCCTGGAGCTGCCGCCCGCCGTGGTGAGCAAGCTGCGCCGCCGTCAGTCGAGCGTCAGCGATTCGATCCTCGTCCGTATGCACGACGTTACCGGCTGGGCAATCAGCGACCTGCGCGCGCACATGGGCCTCAAGTCGAAATTCCAGTCCCTGCCCGTCTAACCGGAACCGCCGATGACCCGCCGCCGCTCGAAGAACTGGACCGAGGCCGATCTGGCGCTGGCGCTGGCACGCGCCGCCAGCCCGGCCGCTGCCGCGCCCGCCAAGCCGTCGAAGCACCGCGCGCGCAAGGTGACGGTGGACGGCGTGACCTGGGATAGCACCGGGGAGCACGGCCGCTACGTCGAGCTGTGCCGGATGCAGGCGGCCGGACTGATTGCCGACCTCAAACACGGCGTCTACTTCGTCCTGGCCCCGGCGTGCGACGTGGGCGGCAAGCGCAAGAAACCGGCCCTGCGCTACAAGGCCGACTTCACCTATACCGAGGGCGGCGTGCTGGTGGTCGAGGACTTCAAGAGCGCACACACGCGCACCCTGGCCCCGTACCGCATGAAGAAGCATCTGATGATGACCGTCCACGGCATCCTGATTCGGGAGTCCCGCAAGTGATCCATCACCAAGGGCTGCGCATGGACAAGAGCCCGGCGCTGGAGCGCCTGGACGGCATCGTGGCGCTGGTCGCCCGCCTGGGCACGGCCACGGCCGCGCAGATCGAGGAAGGGATGATGCTCAAGCGCCGCATGGCGGGCCTGTACATCGCCTACCTGTGCTCGGTTGACCGGCTCGCCCTGCACCAGCGGCATAACAGCGGCGGGAATGCGCGCACCGGGAGCAAGGCCATCTACAAGCTGGGTGCCGCCGCCAACGTGCCGCCGCCAGAAGCCGAGCCATTCGAGGGGCAGCGCATGGTGGGCGCGAACGACTGGCCGCGCGGCGAGCACGCGCACCGCACCGGCCTCCTGGCCGCGTTCTTCCCGCTCGCCCAGAAGTAGGCATGGAAATCAACCTCATCAAGCTCGCACAGGGCGCACTGGCCCCGGCCGACGACCACGAAGCCGAGAAGCTGCGCCGCTTGAAGGTGGGCGCGCTGGTCAAGTGCGAGATCACCGAGACACGCAACCCGCAGTTCCACCGCAAGTTCATGGCCCTGGTGCGCCTGGGCTTCGAGTCGTTCAACCCGCCCGAGGCGATGCACAAGGGCTTCCCGGTTGAAACCGACTTCGAGCAGTTCCGCGAGGACTTGACCATCGCAGCCGGGTTCTTCGTCGTGGCCTATCGCATCGACGGCAGTTTCCGCGTGCGCGCCAAGTCGATCAGCTTTGCCCGCATGAAGCAAGACGAGTTCGAGCGCGTCTACAGCGCCGTGGCGAACGTGCTGCTGCGCGGGGTTCTGTCCCGTTACCAAAATCGGGCGATTTTGGACAATGTAGTTAATCAAATCCTGGGATTCGTATGACCGAAGCAATCACTATCGCGCTGGACGGACTGGAAGGCGCACCAATCAAGCGCTTCGTGCGCAACAAGGACGTTCCGCTCGAAAGTGAGCGTGTGCGCGAGCGCGTTATCTCGGCGCGCGTGATGAATGGCCTGACCGCTGTAGAGGCGGCAAAGCGCCTGGGCTACGCGAACAGCACGCAACTGTCGCAGATCGAGAGCGGCGAGCGCCCGGTGCCGAAGGACTGGCAGTTCCTCCTGCGCATGAGCCGGGTCTACTCCGTGTCGGTCGATTACCTCCTGGGGCTGTCTCCGCATCCAGAGCGCGACCCGGTTGCGGCCGAAAGTTTCGCCATGCTGCGCGGGTTCGAGGAAATGATGCAGGCCCAGGCGCTCGCCATGACGACCGCCTTTGTCCGCTTCGGGAAGGAGAGGGAGGCCGCGCGCGTGGACTTGCAGGCCATCGTCGCCGCCGCCCAGGCTGTCGCGCACGCGCTCGCACGCTTCCGCGAGCTGAATCCCGAGGTGGACGAGGAAATGCGCGGGGCGAACACGCTGCTGGTCGCCGTGGAGCGCCTGGAGGCCACCGCGATCCCGATTCAGGACACGATCAACCGCCGCGCGCTGAACGAGCAGCACTGTCTCGCCATCGCCAAGGGGAAGGAAGGCCCGCTGTCGTCCTATGTCAATGATCCGCAACTGGGGCTGTTCTGATGCTGGCGCTCGTAGTGGTCAAGATCATCCTCGCAGCCATTTGCGCATACAGCGCCTTCATGCTCGCGTACATGCCCGACCAGGGTGACGCCGCCGACTGCCGCCGCACGCTGCGCATGGTGGCGCTCGGCATCATCGCCCTGGCGTTCGGCTTCGCCCTGTATGGGGGAGAGCTGTAATGGCCCGTCTGTCGAAAGAACAATGGGCAGAGGCCCGCGCATGGTGGGAGAGCGACCCGGCCGTGTCGTTCCAGATGATCGCCGACCGCTATGGTTGCAGCCGCCCCGCAGTAGGCCAGAAGGCCGAGAAAGAGGGCTGGACGAGGGGAGAGGAAAGCACCGCGGACTCGCCCGCCCAGGAGGGGAAAGAAGCACCCGCCCCGAAACTTTCGCCCACCCCGAAACTTTCGGCCCCGAAAGCACCGAAAGAACCTGCCCAGGCACCCGCGCAGTCAGAGCCAGAAGCCCCGGCCAGCCCTCCCGCACTGTCGCAGCGTGACCGCGAGCTGCTGCTGGGCCGTCGTCCTGTTGGCCGCCCCAGTGAGTACCGCCCCGAGTTCGTCGCCGAGCTGATTGCCTACTTCGACATAGAGGTAACGAAGGTCGTTGACGTGGACGTGGTGGACAAGGACGGCAAGACCCGCACCGAGCAGAAGGTCGTCAACAACACGTTCCCGACCCTGACGCGCTTCGCCTCCCGAATCGGCGTGACGCGGCAGACCCTGCACGATTGGGCGACCGCGACGGACAAGGATGGAGCCCTGTTGCGCCCGGAATTTTCTTACGCATATGCGCGTGCGAGGGACGCCCAGGAAAGTCTGCTGATCGAGGGCGGCATGGCTGGGGTATATGAGCCCCGCTTTGCGACCCTGGCCGTCAAGAATCTGGCGGGCTGGCAGGACAAGGTGGAAACCGTCAGCGAGGTCACTCACACGATGGCGAAGGTCGAGGAGTTGGACGACTTCTACGCGGCCGCTGCTGCGCAGATGGAGGCCGGACGCCTTGCCGTCATCGAGCGCAAGCGCCGCGCGGCCGGTGCGCAGACCGTCGAAGTGCGGGAGGTGAGCGATGGCGACGAGTAAGCGGACCCTGGTGGATGATCCGCGCTGGGGCGAGTTCGTCAAGCGCTATGCGTTCGACCTCCCCAGGTTCGCAATCGAGGTGTGCCGCATCGTCCCGACGCACCAGCAATGGGAAATGTTCGAGTCGGTGCAGCATCCCGGCTCGCGCACGTCCGTGTCGTCCGGCCACGGCACCGGCAAGACCGCAGGCTACGGCATCATCGCCCTGTGGCACCTCCTTTGCTACAAGAACAGCAACACGATCCTGTCCGCACCGAAGCTGACGACCGTTTCGGACGGTGTGTGGAAGGAATTCGCCGACTTGAAGGGCAAGATCAAGAACGGCCCGCACGCTTGGATTGACGACTACTACGAGGTGGCCGCCCAGCGTGTGTACGTGAAGGGCTTCAAGCTCAATTGGTGGGTCGTCGCCAAGACTGCGCCGCGCGGCTCGCCGGAAAACCTCGCGGGCGCGCACCGTGACTGGCTGCTGTTCCTTGTCGATGAGGCGTCGGGCGTCCCTGACGACAACTTCGGCGTCATTACCGGCGCGCTGACGGACAAGCGCAATCGCATGTGCATCGCGTCGCAGCCTACCCGCTCGTCGGGCTTCTTCTACGACACGCACCATACCCTGAGCATCGCCGAGGGCGGCGTGTGGAACAACCTTGTGTTCAGCTCGGCCGACTCGCCTATCGTGTCCGAGGAATTCGTCGCCGAGAAGCGCAAGCAGTACACGAAAGAGGAATTCGCAATCAAGGTGCTGGGCGAGTTCGCCGAAATGTCCAGCAAGTACCTCCTGTCCGCGCGCGAGGTGCAGGCGTGCGTGGGGCTGGTGGCCGTGCGCCCGGATGAGGATTACGGTTGGCTGCTGCCGGTGGACGTTGGCGGCGGCGGCTACCGCGACAAGAGCGTGGTGCTGGCGCTGCGCGTCATCGGCGAGGGCGAATATGGCGACAATGCGCGCCGCGCCCAGCTCGTCAAGGTGCCGGTGTGCTCGAACGATCAGGACGTGTCCGACCTCCCCGGCGTCATCATCAAGGAAGCGGGCGAGCGCAACGGCTCGATGGCCCTGGTGGACGCGGGCGGTATCGGCCTGGGCGTCATCAAGCAGCTCGAAAAGAACGACTTCCAGAACTTCCGCAAGGTGCAATGGGGCATCCCGAACTTCCGCAAGGAATACAAGGACCGCTACACGAACCAGCGCGCCCAGGCCATGTGCGGCATCGCCCGCGCCGTGCAAGAGGGCCGCTTCGGCATCGACCCGGACATTGATCCGGCGTTCATCAAGCAGCTCGTCCGCGAGGCGTCGCGCATCCCGTACCACTACGACGAGAAGGCCCGCCGCTACATCGCCAAGAAGGAGGATATGAAAAAGGACGGCATTCCATCGCCGGACATTTGGGACTCCTGTTCGTTCACGTTCCTTGAGGACGCCTACTACAACCAAGCGGGCGAGGCCGCCAATGACCCTGGCGACTCGAAGGCCCAGGCCCGCGCGAAACTCATGGCCGAGCTGGGGCTGAACCCGGACGGCACCCCTATGGAGAAAGCAGCATGACCGATAAGACCATCCCGGCCGACCTCGTTCCGTTCGCGCCGTACTTCAAACCCGGCTTCCTCGACTGGATCGCAGCGAACGAGCCGATCTACCAGCAATTCGAGGCCCAGGCGCTCGGGCTCATCGCCCAGGGCTGGCGGCACTTCTCGGCCCGCACCATCGTGGAGGAAATCAGGCACTACACGCGCCATCGCGAGGTGGGCCGGTGCTCCTTCAAGATCAACGATCACCTGTCGCCCGATCTGGCGCGCGCATTCGTCGTCCGGCACCCGCAGCACGCCCTGCTATGGGAATACCGCCGCGCCGATGCCGATTCGTTCCTGGCGGCCGTGGGGGTGAGGCGCACATAGGAAAACCAGCAACATTTCCAGCGGGGTGCGCCCGGACAATGCCCGCTCTTTTCCACAACAGAAGGAGTAGCACCATGAAAAAACTGTTCTTGGCCTTTGCCGTTCTCGCCGCCAGCGCCCAGGCGTTCGCCGTCGAGAACATGACCCTGACCCATGCCCGCACCAGCACCGGCAGCGTGGTCAAGGTGACTGCCTGCGCCCACGATGCCCTGGCAATTTGCAGCGTGACGCGCTCCGTCAATGGTGGTCCTGCCGTGGAATACATCGACGACTACGACCACGGCCGCCAACTGCAAACGGCGCTGTCGTTCGGCGGCGCGGGCGAAGCCTACAACCCGACCGAAGCGGGCGGCTCGGCGCTCGATACCCAGGGCCGCGTCTACAACGGCATCAACCCGTCGCAGTCGTTCTCCGAGGCGCGCGGCTGGGCGAAGGATAGCGAGGTGCAGTTCCGCACCTCGACCCGCGCGGGCTACTGGCAGGCGGTCAACGGTCAGCGCCTGTCGAACTGGAACATCGACAAGCAAGTGAACATCGTGGATGGCGCGTACAGTCAGTACCTCCTGTACCAAGTCACGGCCCATAGCACCGCCGATGAGCCCGCGCACGCAAGCGGCACGTTCGAGTTCCTGACCGGCTATATGCGCAGCCAATTCACCAGCTTCTACACGCTGGACGTGAAGGGCACGAAGCAACTGGCCCCAATCGGCCACTGTGGCGGCGGTAGCCCGACGTGCTCGCCCGAACAGTCGCTGCCCCTGATCTTCGCCAATGCCGACGGCAGCGAAGCAATGGGCATCTACACGCGCGGCCTGCCCCAAGCGACTTTCCCGAATGCGGGCTATGGCCGCTTCCGCTTCGATGGCGTGCCGGTGACGGTGACGAAATGGAATGCCGCCTACCGCTACTACAACATCGCCCCGATGCAGCGCTATTCCTTCGTCGGCTATGTTCCTATCGGCACGCTCGACCAAGTGAAGAGGCAGATGCAGGCGCTCTACGATAGCGGCAAGTAAGCGCCAAAATCGAACGCATCCGTACACCCGGCCGCAGCCCTGCCCGAAACCCAGCATAACGAGATTCGGACAGGGCAATCTTTCCGTACAGTGATTACGGACGACAAACCCACTTTCCCGACCCAGTAGGAGATTCAAGTGCTTCAAACCATCCAGGCCACCATCAAGGCCAATCCGTTCGGCAGCGCGTGCGCCGCCATCATCCTGTTCGCCGCCCTGGCGTTCGTCGTGTTCGTCGGCTACACGTCGTTCGTGCGCAGCGAGCGCCGCGAGCTGGCCGACTTGCTCCTGGCGGGCTTCGCACTGTGGGGCGCGGTGCAAGTCGCCCTGTGGTCGCTGCATGGCATCGTGCGCGCGGTTGAATGGCTCGACGGCGTAATCCGGCGCTACGTGCTGGGCGGTTGATCCGCAATGGGCCGCGTGCTACAGTGGCGGCTCATGCAAGGCCGAGCGTGTGAGCGATGAGGAAATGGCCTTTAGCTGGTGCGGGTGAACGTCACGCAAGACCGCATCTAATCCCGGCGACGGACGGGTGACAGCGTAGAAACCCTACGGGGCTGGTGCGACGGCACCGCTGGATCAGTAACCAGTGCAGCATGAATGCTTCTCGCCGATGAAAGGAGCTGCCCGCCGCAGGGGATCGCGGTCTAGCTAGGTCTAGGTAAGAGGATTCGGACTGCATCACGCAAAACCCCTGTCGAGACATGGCCTCGGCGGGGGTTTTGTCTTTGTGGAGTAGCCCTGAAAATTCAGGCGAACCCCAAAACGCGAATAGAGGCGTTTTGAGGCGTTCGGGGTTCGGCGCGAGGAAAGTATCGGACGGGCGAAAAAAAAGCCCGCTGGGCGCGGGCTGGGTGGGTTGGCGGGGCGTTCCCGGCTTATTCGGGCTTCAAGAGCGCGTGCAGCTCGGCGCGCAGCTCATTGCGACCAGCCATCCGGCCCTCATTGAATGCTTGCTGCACGACGGTTTCCAGGGTGACGGCCCGGTGGTCGATGCTGCCGAACGCATGATGCCAAATGTGGTGCGGCGCTTCGCCGTCGTCCGCGTCCTCGAAGCCCAGCGGCTCCAGCTTCGCCAGCTTCCCGCGCTTCTGTTCCAGGGCGTCGCGCTCGGCGAGTCGGTCGGCCAGGGCGGCCTCGGCTTCTACCGTGCGCTGCGTCGCCTGGGGATCGCGCTTGCCCCATTCTTCGGCCAGCTCCCAGCGGTTCATGTGCAGCAGCGGCCGGACGCGCTCGATCATGGCGCGCACGACTTCCCACGTCACCAGCTCGGCCCGGCCGTGGATGCCGAGCAGCAGTTTCACGACAAGGCCCAGCAAAAACGCCTCGGGCACGTCTTTGTCGTGCAGCCGTGCCATCGGGGCGATTATGTCGCGCCGGGTTGCTCTCCATGTTTTCGAGAATGGCGGCGACGTGCGCGCCGGGCTGGTGGGGCATATTGCGCATGAATGCTTCGCGCTCGTCGGCGGTGATGGCGGCCTGTATCGCAAGCAGGGTATGGGTTCGGAGGTCGGTCATGTTGGTTCTGACGGGTGGTTTTGCGGGCGCAGCGCCAGCGTAAAAATGCGCTTTTGCCGGTTGATGGTGCCGGGGCGGTCGGTGATGAGGTTCGAGGCGCGCAGCCGGTCGATGCTCTCTTGCACCGCGCGCTCGGGGAGCTGGGTGTCGTGCATCAGCTTCGTCATGGTCGGCCAGCACTCGGCGCGCTCGTCGGCATGCTGTGCCATGCAGACCAGAACCAGCTTATCGGCTGCGCTCGGCGCGACGGTGCGCAGCGCCCATTGGATTGCTTCAATTGTCATGTGGGGCAGGGCTCCATAGGTGAGGTTAAGCAGGGACCGGCGAGGGGCGCGCGCCCTTGATGCGCAGGATGGTTTGGCGGGACACGCGCATATCGCGCGCGATTTCGGAGATTCCCACGCCCGCATCCAGCAGGCCGTGGACAAGCTGCTTGTCGTTGTCGCCCAGCGCTGGCGGGCGGCCGAACTTCTTTCCCTCTTTCTTCGCGCGGGCAAGGCCAGCATTGGTGCGCTCGATGAGCAAGTCCCGCTCGAACTCGGCGACGGCCGCGATAACGCCCATAGTCATCTTGCCCGCTGGGCTGGTCAGGTCGATCCCGCCCAGGGCGAGGCAATGCACGCGCACGCCCGACGCTTCCAGGCGCTCGACGGTGGCGCGCAAGTCCATGGCGTTGCGGCCCAGGCGGTCCAGCTTCGTCACAACAAGCACGTCGTCGCGCTCCAGGCGGTCCAGCAGCTTGACGAAGCCGGGGCGCTCGTTCGCGGCGCTGGACCCGCTGATAGTCTCCGTGATGATGCGGCGCTCGTCCAGGGCGAAGCCTGCGGCGGCAATCTCGGCCACCTGGTTGTCGGTGGTCTGGTCGCCGGTCGATACGCGACAGTAAGCAAATACTCGGCTCATACGAGTCCTATTAAATGAATTAGTTTTAATACCTGCGCGATGCAGTTATGGCAGGCCAAGTAAGTCGCGTGCGGCCATCGCCTCATCGGATTCCGGGGCGCGTTCTATTGCGGCTGCGGCCTCGCCTAGCATCGCGAGCACATCAGAGATTCCTAGCATCATTCCGTCCCCGCTGATTGAGTTAATCCGCTCTGTGATGCGCAAGAGGGCATCGTGAATCGGTTTTTCTAAGATAACGGATACTGCCAGTTCGCCATTGCCCGGAATTACTGATGCGACTTGAACATGCGATGTGCCCGAGCGTTTTCGAGCGCGCCATAGGAGTGTCTTTAATTGTTTGGCATTGAATTTGAATCCAGCATCATTGAAAATCTCGACAAATAAAGAATGCTTTACTCCAAACGTAGAGAGCCTGTCTATGTCCTCTCGCAACGAGGCAACTGCGACCGTGTTGGTGATTCCTTCGCGGCTTAAGACGGCGACCTGCTGTTTGAGTGATTCGAGCATATTGCTCAACTGGTTTGGGGCTAGATTGGATTTGCGTTTTGAAGATACGCTTTTGTAGTCGCCCCTAAAAATCTGTGACAGATAAACAGCATCAATTGGAACCCCAGCAGTAGACAATATTTCAGCCATATCGGCTATTGAAACGCCTTTCCCAGCGAGCTGGTCCATATCATCTTTTAGGGCACGAACAATCGAAGCTCGGGTACGCATTCTGGTGGAAAGTTCTTCGGCTTTCTCTTTAAATCTGGCGATTGCGTTAGCTGCGCCGTGATTGGTGCTCATGTTTTCTCGCTGTAGATAGTGCAGTGATCGCCGTCGCCTTCCTCGGCCTCGCGGCAGCTTTCGCAGTCGCATTCCAAGTCAGTTTCCCATTCGTAGGTGCGGCCATTGGTGGCGACGCATTCATGCAGCCCGGCGTGGCCGCTGGGCAGGATGCAGCCCTCGCGGTCGTGCGGGCCGGGGCCAAAATCGGGCATCATAATGCCGCAGCTATGTCGGCTCATTCCTTGATCGCCTTGTTCACGTTGACCGGACTCATCCCCAGCGACATTTGCGCGATCTGGCGGTGCCGCATGCGTTCTTCCCATGTGCGGGTGTCCGGCTTGTCGTCGTCTTCGTCGTCGTCCGTCTCGGCGCGTGGGCCGAACAGCTTGTTTGTGTGGAGGAAGGCCACCAGCACCTTGTCGAATTCGTCGTCCAGCGCCTTGCGCATCAGCTCGAACACGAATTCAACCTCGACGTGCTCGGCCGCCGAGAGCTGGACATAGTAGTGCGACCGCGCGCGCTTACGCTGCTTGATGGTCAGCTCGCCGCCTGCGATCTGGCATACCTTGAGAATTACATGCGTCATCAGCATTCGCTCATACTTGCCCGAGAACGAAACCTCGACCCAGTTGCGGACCGGCGCAGGCGCTTCAATGTCGTCCAGCGTGAGGTTGTGCCGCGTCAGAATGGATTCGAGCATGGCCTGCGCGGCGGCTTGTTCGCCGTCTACGCCGCGTTCGGCCAGCGCCTTGATCTTGTGCAGGCGGCGCATCACGCCGTCAGAAATCGCGCTCACTGGGGACCGCCTTCCGGCTCTGCCGGTGCCGCTGCGCTCTCGGTAGGGGCGGCGTAGACGACGCGGCGCACGCTAGGCCATTGAGCTGCGCTATCGAACTCAGCTTTGCTCACATCGCACCAAATGCTTGCGCCGAGAGTCTGCTTGACCTGATAAATCGGTTCATCCATCGCCACCTGACCGGCTTGCCCTGCGCCCTCGGTAGGGGCGTTCAGGTCATAGGCTTCCTGTGCGGCGGCTCGCATTTCGTCGGCGGTGTCGTAGCGCTTGCTGATCGCGTCCAGGGTGCCGCGCAGCTTGCCGATGTATTCGCGCATCTGACCGGCTTGCCCTGCACCCTCGGCAGGCTCTTTGCCTGTCCACGCAAGCGTGTCGCAGCGCGGGCACCATGAGACGTTACGCCCGCCAAGCTGGCCGAAGTCGTTCCACACATGCGAGCACGCCACCTGACCGGCTTGCCCTGCGCTTGCAGGTGCAGGAGTGGCGATAGCAGCAGCGCGGATCGCGTTATACCGGGCCGTTGCCGCGCCACGATCCACGTAATTGCCGGGTCGCCATTCCTCCCAGCCGCAGGCGACCAGCAGCGCGTCGGTCGGCTCGACTGGCAATGCCGCCTCGCCCCCAGCGGCACGGCGGGATGCGGCGATAGCGTCGGCGGCGATCCGCAGCAGAGAGGCGTGAACGAGAACGGAACCGGGTTCGCGGCCCGGCATCGTCGGGCGGTTGGCGGCGGCGCGCAGTTGCTGGGCCAGTTCTGCAATATCCGCTACCTGCGGGGATGGGGCGGCAGGCTTCAGGTCGTGCAACATCGAAGCGCATTGCAGACATTCGTCTTGCAGAGCGTAGTTCTTGTTGCGGAAGTGACCTGCCGCACGCTCTTGTAGCGCCTTGGCTGCGGCCTCGAAGCCTTCGCGCTTGCCGTTTTGCGGAGCGCCCTGCATCGCATCGAACACTTCGATAGCTGCATTGCGCCCGATAGGCTGGCCGTGGTCGCACAGTACGGCTGCGCCAGCGGTGATCTGTTCGTTCGTGAGGGTGTTCATGCTCATTTCAGGCTCCAATCGGTAAGCGGCTGGTCGCCGCGCACATACAGAGGGTGGCGCGGTGCGCCGTGCTTGGTGGTGCCGAGGCACTTCAAGCGCACGCCTTGCGCCGCGAGCATCGCTGCTACTTCGCGTACGCGGGCGGGCTTGGCATCGCCGCCCCATGCGCAGATCACTTCGTCAGCAGCCAGGGCGATGCGCGCCAGCCAGTTGTCGTTCTCCGGGCCTACTGGGTCTTCGTGATCCCACAGCCGATCCGGGTCGGTCGAGCGCAGAGCGTACAGGTTCGCCACCTGAATGCCGTTGCAGCCCCAGGTCCGGGCGAAGGAGCGGCAGCGGCCGATGGTGCGGTCGTCCAGCTCGGCGTCAGCCGTGCTCGGGTTGAGCATGATGAACAGGGCCGGGCCGCGCGTGGCGGTGGCGTCGCCAGGCCGCGAGAGCATGTATCGGTAGGTGCCGCACGCGCTGATGATCGCGCTCATGCTGGGACTCCGGTAGGGGTGGCGAGGTCGAGCGGCATGAAGATTTCATGCACGCGGGGCATTGCGAGGAAGTCCGACTTGACGATGAGGCGCAAGCCCTTGCCCATCGTGCCGAACAGCCCGTAGGCTTTCCAGTCGCAGGGCTTGCCGTCGCGGATCGTCCCAGCATTGCACTTGAAAGCGTCGGTGGAATGGCCACCGCAGGACGGGCAAATGAACTTGCCGGAAGGGATGGCAGCATTGAGCGCGGCCGGGGTGTCGAATACTCGCACGCCGTCCAGCTTCGGGAAATTGGCGTCCTGATAGTAGTTCGGGGCGGTCACGTCGCGCTTGGCTTCGATGGCGGCCAGCACCTCGTCCTGGGTGATGCCCAGGGCGGCCGAGTATTCCGGCAGCACGCGATCCAGCAGGGCTTGCACCTCGCCGATGCGTTGCTCGGCCAGCCTGACAGAATTGTTCTTGTGAATCGACGCCGCGATTGTCTGGATGATTTCTACGGTTGTTGGCATGTTCGTGTGTCCGAAATGGGTATCCGAATAATACAGGGTGTCCGAAATAAAGCAAGCTAGGTTTTGGGCGGGCTTGCGGCGGGTGTCCGCAAGCGGTCGATTACGGCAAGTCGATTCCTCGACCGGCCCGAAGTTATTTGAGGCGGCGCAGCGGTCGCAGGGCGGCCCGTAAGCGCTTCAAGGCTTCGAGCCTGGCCGGTGGCAGGCCGCGCCAGCTCGCGCGGCGGTGTGTCCGGCGTTGTCGTGCATTCATGGTGGCGTCCTTTCGGGTCAGTCGTCGGAATTGCGTTCGAGGGCGGCCACGTCGGCGGCGTCGCGGCAGGCGGCGCGGGCGTCCATGCCGCGCGCTTCGGCCCACTTGAACAGTTGAGCCCAGGCCGAGCGTGCGACGCGGCGGGCGTGGCCTGGGTGGCAGCTATTCACGCGGTCAATGTAGCGCTGCTGGGCTTGAATCAGGGTCATGGTAATTCTCCGTTGCGTGCCGCGCACAGTGCGCCGCGTTGAAACGTATTATATGCGCTCATAAAGTGATTCGTCAACAGGTGTAAAAAAGCCCGCGCGCGGCGGGCTGGTGGTGGCGGGAAGGGCGGTTATGCGGCCGGGTCCGGCGCAACGGCCTGCGGCAACTGGCGGGCCAGCGCGCGCCATGCGCTGTGCTCGCCCAGCAGCTTGTGCTTAATGGACGGGTCGGCGGTTTTCAGGTCCGCGTCGAGCTTGCTCATGCGGCCCAGCGCGATACCGGCTATGAGGACCGCGTTATCGTGCTCGACCTCGACCTTGACGGCCCCGGTCTTGTCGGCGCGGCCTGCGGCTTGCTCGGCGTCGATCCGCTGCATGGTGGGGCCGTCGGGGATTTCGGCGCGCAGCAGCTCGGCCATTGTCTTGCTGATTTTCAGGATAGTGGGAAGTGGGCTCATGCTCTCTTTCAGGGTGATGTTGGCGCTCGGGTCGCCGGGAGTGTACCCGGTCACAAGTCCCTTGCGCTGGAGGTTCGCCATTGCCCGCTCGGCGGCGGGCAGCGAAATATCGGCCATGCGGCAAATGTCGGCGAGCGTCATGCGCCTGCCACCGGCTCAAGGGCGGCCCACTGGCGCTGCGTGCGCTCGATGCGCTGGCGTTCGGCGCGCTCGCGCTCGATGAGGTCAAAGGCTACGGCCATTCCGCTGACGGCCGCGCGGTGCTCGCGCAGCTCGGCGTCGCGCAGCTTCTCATTGTGGGCGACGCCATCCAGCACCTCGCCCAGCATCGTAAGGTTGCGCGCGATGGTGAGGTAGGCGGCCGCCTTCGAGTCGGCTTCGGAAATGTCGATCAGGCCGACGCCGCCGCCGTAGACCAGCTTGCGGAATGCGCTGTTCACCTGCCGGAATGGCGGCTCGTCATCACTGGCGCTCGGCGGCATCGCGTAAAGGGTGCGTGCGCCTTCGATGGCATCCAGGGCGTCGAGAAGCATGGTGCTGCCTTCGCGGTGGCGGTTGTCGCCGCGCGGCGGGTTGACGGCGCTGACGATTCGGGCCAGCGCTTCGGACACGTCGCCATAGAGCGGGAGGCCGACGGATAGAAGGATTTCGTTGGCGCGCGCGATGGCGGCCTCTTGCTCTTGTTGCGAGTGGAAGGTGTTGGTCATACGGGGCTCTCCTGGGTGGTGCCCGGCGCTGGGCGGGCGGTCGTTATTCGGCCGGATCGCTGACGATCCAGATGGTTTTCCCCTTGTAGCGCGCCAGCTCGGGCAGGTTCGCCCTGTAGCAAAGGTCTTGATAGGCGCTCTTGGTCAGGAAGATGATCGCGGCCCCCTTTGCATTGGCCTCGGCCACGGCCTGATTGGCGATGGCGGTGCCGTTGAAGTCGGCGGCGCTCATGGCGGCGGCAAACAGGGCAGCGATATTAGTTGGCATAGTCGCCTGCGATCAGCCGGGCGGCCGCGATAAAAAGGGCGCGCTCGGCGTTGTGGCGACCGTATTTCGCGGCCAGCTCGTTACGACGGCCAAGGCTTTGGGTCAGGATCAGTGCGGTGATGCTCATGGGTGGCGGTTCTCCGTTTGAGATTCAGGGTTATGCACGTAGGTACTGTACGGTGTTGCACGCGGTTGAGGTGTCCGGTTGCGCTCTGCGTGAGCGGTGCGACCGTCAGGCCGACAGGCCCAGTACGCGGTAGGCGGCCATGATCGCTTGCGCTACTTCCGGCGACTGCTTGCCGGGCAGTACTTTGAAATCATTCCCCCAAAGTTCGGTAAAGTCGCCGTCGCTCGTGTCGATGCGGAATACTTTATTCCCAATGCCGTGCAGGACGCTGACGGAGTAGTTCTTGCCGTCTACCTGGGCTGCGACCCAAGCGCGCTCCAGGCCAACATTGCGCTTGCGGAATCCGGCCACGGCGTCATCGAAGAATTCGATAACCGCTTCCAGGCTCCATGCGCCTTCGATGCTGTTCCCATCGCCCCATACGTGCGAATTGCCGCCAGCGAATTCCAGGCTGTCGCCGTTCAGCACCAGTTCTTCGCCAGCATAGCCAGGGCGGGTTTTGAGGGCGTCGTTAGCTGCGAGAAGGAAATCCGGGGTGATTGTGGTGTTCATGTTGCGGCCTCAATTCGTTGTTTGTGAATCGAATTGTATGCGCTCATAAAGTGATCCGTCAACAAAAAATCAATCGGCAGCTCGCCTGTTAGGAAAACGCAGCCCAGGTCGTCCGGCCCATGCTGGCAAAGTGGCCTCACCAACGGCGGAACTCTGTTGCTACCGGGCTCGAAGCCGTGCAGAGGATCGCGCGGTATCCGGGGTGCTTTTCGGGGCTCCCTCGGGCCGGATTCGGGCTACAGCCGAACTCGACAATATGGCCTGTAATGTCGAGTAAAAAGCCTTTAGAATCAATGACTTATCGGTTGCATAATCTATCTTATGTAAAATCGCGAAACGGAGAATTTAACAATGTTGCAGCATCGCCCCACTTTTAGCAATGTCCTCGTATTTTCCCTGGTGTTCGCGGCCCTGCTTGCGGCCATGGGCTACATCGTCCGCGTGGAATCGCTCTCCCTCCCGCAGTTCGAAACGGGCCTCGTAACCGGCGTCTGGTCCCTGTGGGGCGCGTCCCTGGCGCTGGATATGTTCGTGCACTGGCGCAAGCGCCGCGCCGCGCGCCGTGGCACTCCGTCGAACCTCGAATGAAGCCCGGCATGAAGCACCAGCGTGGCTTTCTCTCGATCAGCAATGGCGATGTGGCCGTCGCGCTGATCGTCGTCGCGGTCCTGGGCTGGGCCGTGATTGAGTGCCTGCGCTGGCTGGCCTCCCATATTTCTGTGTCGTTCGTCGGATGAGCCGCGCCTGGGCGTGGGTCTTTGCCGCCCTGGTGGTGGTGTCCGGCTGCGTGTCGGTCGCGCTCGTCAAGGCGGTCGTGTCGCAGCTTCAATAGTCCAACCTGAATCGTAGGAGAATGAGTTGATCCGTCACCGTAGCCGTACCATGATGCTGGCCGCCGCGCTGGCCTGCGCCGCCCTGGCCGCCAGCGCCAGCGCGGCCGAATACACGCCCGCGCCGAGCTGGAAAGCCCCGCACGCCCAGGCCGCCCCGGTGGCGGTCGCCCAGGTCGCTGCATCGCCGCGCGTCGCCCCGGCTGCGGCGGTCCCGCTGCCCGTCGGTGCGGGCTGGTGCCTCGCCCTCGGTGTCGCCCTCGCTTTTGGCGTCCTGCATACCAACCGGCCGCGCGAGAAGCCGCGATTGTGACCGTAACGCATAGCTGCGCGTGCAGCATGAGTAGGTAGGCCCGATAGCGGGCGATAGTGCCAAAGCAAAAAGCCCCGATGCGTTCGGGGCTTTTTCGTTAGAACAGCGACATTTGCGGCGGCGGCTCGGCGGCGGCCTTCTTCCGTGGCGCGTCGAATAAGGCTGGGGCTCGCGGAGCGGGCGCAGGCGGCCTTTTCGCGAGGTCCGGGCGGGATTGGAAGCGCTCGTGTATCTGGCGCAGCATAAGCGCGCTCTGGCGCACCCATTCGTCACGCGGCAAGTGCATCCCGGTCGATCCGTCCCAGTCGGAAAACACATGGGCGTAGAACCCGCAGGCGTTCGGGTGCGCCGCCTGCAACTGGGTCAGCTCGTCGGCCCAGCGCTGCCACTGGTCATCGCTGACAATCGGGTCGTCCAGCTCGTAGTACAGGTACGAGTGCGCGAGCATCTGGATTCGGCGCTGCTGGATGCGCTCGGCGATGGTCTGCATCATGCCAGTCCTCGCAGGTATTGGCCGAGCTGGCCGCGCTGGGTGCCAATGCCGCCCTCCGTCATGCGTACCGGCGCATCCTCGGCGACGTGCCCGGCCGCGCGGAGCTGGTCAACGTAGGCGCGGCCGACGGCGCGATACAGAGCGCCGCCAGCAATGAATACCTCACGGTAGCGCTTGTCTGCGAACCCGGCCAGCGGCAGGGCTTGCGCCACCAGCTCGCGCGCGCGGTCGGTCGTCATCGGCTGTTCGTAGCTCTCCGTCATGGTGTCCGCGTGCAGCAGGCCATGCTTGGCCGAGAGAATGCAAATGTCGGGAGGCGTCGCGGGCATCCACTTGCGCAGGACGTTGTACATGGCCCCACGGTACAGGTCGAGGGCGCGGTGCGTGCCGTCCAGCTTCTTCGCCGAGCAGGCGATGAGCAGCAGCGCGCCGGGCATCCGGCGTTCCAGCGCCGGGCAAACGCCCATGGGTGTAAAGTTTTTGTCAGTCATTTGTCAGTATTTGGTAAGTTTTTAGTCCAAAAATGTCCCGTTTGGGTCACGGCGACGGTTCCCCCCGCCTGCCGCCGTCGCCGGGCAGTATTCGACCGTATGCCGGTCGCTGCCGCAATAGGTGCAATGCAGGCTTATGCGCGCCGAGCTACCGCCCCAGGTATGCGGGCACAGCGCGACGGGATGCCCGCCGCCGCAGTAGGTGCAGTAAGCTGCGCTCATTTCGGCAAGGTGTCCTCGAACCGTTCGTGCTGTTCGCCGATGGTGCGCAGCTTCCCGATGTTTGAGCAGTTCCGCATGGACAAGCGGAGCATGATGTTGTTGCCTGGGCCGAGCTGGTTTGCGACCCAGCCGACGCAATGCGCGTCGTGCGTTTCGTGGCACGCCATCGCGCGCTGTACGGAAGCGGTGAGCTGCGCCATCACGTTCTCCGATGCGATGGTGCTGGCGAGCCCCTGGTGCTTCGTTTCGCAGTAGCCGTTTGGAATGTCGTGCGGGTCCACGTCCTTGCGCCAGGGGCATTTTGCGCACTGGGCGGTGCGCTTGAGTTTCCATGTGTCGGCCATTACTCGCCTCGCGTATCGAAGAACTCGACGTTCTTGTGGTTGCTGGTGTCGGTCAGAACGCAGCGCGTGATGAAGTAGAAATTGCGGCCTCGGTCGTAGATGACTTCCTCGTTGTCGGTGCCGGAATTCAGGATCGTCCGCGCGCGGTGCTGGTGCTGGTGGTCGCCGATGGTGAAGCGCAGGCGGTCGCCGTGGTGAACCTGCCCCGGCCCGGTGACGGGCTTCCACTGGCCCACGTCGAGGAACTGGATCATGTTGAGCGCCGCCGTCGTCATGGTGCCGTCCGGGCACTCGATGACGCCGACGCTGTAGACCAGCACGCCGCCCTGCACTTCTTCGCTGTCGGTTCCGATCCCGAGAAGCATGGCGCGCTCGAAAAGAACTTGGCGCTTGGAGTCGCCGCCTCTTTCACGGACGAAGAAGTAGACGCGCACCGGGCGCGGGAATGGGCGCGCTTTCATTGCGCCGCGTCCGTCGATCCGAAGCCGCCAGTGCGTTCGGTGGTGCCCAGCTCGTCCACGACGACGAATTCCGCATCAATCTGCCGGACGAATTCGATTTGCGCGATGGCGTCGCCCGCGCGCAGCTTCTTCGCGCGGTGCGTGCCGCTGGCGTCGAAGCGAATGGATACCTGCACTTCGTTGCGGTAGTCGCAGTCAATCAGGCCGGTGCTGTTCGAGAGGCGCAGCGCGGACTTGAAGCCGTGGCCGCTGCGGCTGTGCACCTTGAAGCCCCAGCCCGGCGAGCACTCGAACGCGAGGCCGGTACGGTAGTGGACGGCGTGATCGTCTGCCGGGTGCGGCTGGCCGTCGTCCAGGGCGTACAGGTCGTAGCAGAGGGAGCCGGGGGTGGCGCGCACTGGCAGCTTGGCGTCCGGGTGCAGGCGTTTGATTTTTACGGTCAGGTCGGTCATGTTGGTGTCCTTATTCGGTGGTTATTGGTCGGTAAAACATTGCCGCTAAAAGCGGGTCTTTCTTGTAGCTCGCGCGCTTGGCAGCCCAGCGCGCGCGGTTCAGCGCCAGCAGCTCCTGCCAACTCCCATCCTTGCGCCTTCGGGTCCGGTAGCGGGTCGAGAGCTGCGCATTGGTGAAGGGCTTGAGCCTGCACGGTGCATCGACGCCCGGCCCGGCCGCGTAGGTGGGCACGAATGCCCCGCCGCCTGGGATGCGCTTCCATTGCGGCGTGATGTGGCACTCGCCCGCCGCGTGCATGGCTTGCATGTGTCGCCATACCGTGTTGTACGCTAGGCCGGTGCGCTTCGCCAGATCGGCGACGGTGCCCGGCCCCAGCGCCAGCTCGGCGCGGACCTTGCTACGCCGGTTCTGCTTCGCTTCCACGCGGCAGCTCCGGGCATTCGATGCGCAGCCAGTAGCCGCCGTACAGGTCGCACATGATGGCCTGCCCGGTATAGCTCTGGTTCATCGGCACGAAGCACTTCTTCGCGGTGCCGCTGTACAGGATGCTGAACACTGTCGGGGCGCTATCCGGGTCGCCGTTCCAGTGCCAGTATTCGCCCTGGTCGCTCGGCGGCGTTTTCGTCCAGGCGGCCGTGCGCGGCACGTTCGGCGTGTACGGGCCGAATGGGCGGCCGTAGCGCGCGGCGACTTCTTCCACCTTGGCGCGGTCGCGATCCCAGTAGATGACGTTGCCGCTGTCGGCCAGCACCGCCCAGGCTTCGCCCTCGACCGGCTCGGCCGGGATCGGGGTGACGTGGGACAGGTGGTAGCAGCCGCTCACGCCCTCCAGCCATACCACGGCCGAATGCCCGGACAGGATTTGCGCCGGGCTGCGCGTCTTGGTGATGAGCGGCTTGTCCTTGCCGTCGATCTTGACGGCGACGCGGCCGCCGACGCGGCACTCGAAATTGAAGGCGTCGCACTCGGCTTGCAGGGCTTCGCGGTTCGGGGCTTTGTAGGTCATGGTGCTTGTTCCTCCTGCGGCGTCTTGGCCGCTTGGTGCATATCGAAGAATGCCTTGTAGCGGGTCAGGTCGGCGCGCATCCGAATCAGGTCCGAGCGCCATACCAGCGCCATATCGTGCGGGACCGGCTCGGGCTGTTGCACGCACGCGGCAAGGCGCAGGCGCTCGTAGGACGCGGCCTTTGCTGCCGGGCTCGGATCGCCGAACGGTGGCAGCCCTTCCGGGCGCTTGAACAGGGCGATGTGGTGCTGCGCCCTCGCCTGCCAGCCGTACCGAATCAGGTAGCTGCGGGTGTCCGCGTAGACCCCGTTTGCGTGGCGGGCGAGCGGGATTTTCTCGGCGCGCACCGGGTCTTTCGCCCAGCGCTCAAACAGGTAGGTGTCATCGCGCGCCACCTGGGCGGCCAGCGGCAGCTCGAACGTCATGGCCTGTTCCAGCAGCAGCGCGGCGCTGTCGATCGAACCCGTAACGGCGAGCGGGTGGCCGCCGCCCAGGGCGTCGCGGACCTCGAAGCCCGCGCCCCGGCAGGCGGCGATTACGTCTTGAACGATGGTGCTCACTACTGCGCCCCGATAGCGTGGATGCGTGCCGCGTGCTGGGCCTTGATCGACCCGACGCTGGCCTGAATCGCGCTGTATTGTTCCTCGCTGATCGCGTGGACGGCGGCGGCTTCCTCCTGGGTGTCGCACACATAGACGCACGACTTGCGGGAAATGAAGTTGCCCAGGCTGCGGCCGTCTTTCTCGGCGAGGTACACGCGCTGGCCGGACGCCTTCACGACACGGCGCGGCTCGCCGCAAATGCGGGAGGTGCCGAACGTCGGTTGCGGGCATACCCACTGGTCGGCCCTGATTTCGGTGGTTTCGTTGACGTAGTGAATGGTCATTTGGCGGTCCTTGTTGTTGGTGATTCGTATTCTATGCGCTCATAAGCGGATCAGTCAATCTTTCTCGTCCGCAATCGAACGATTTCGCACAGGTGACGGGTTGATACGGTTTGCTTATATCTTTAGAGAAAGGCGCTGCGCCTGGGTGACGCAGCGCCCTGCCCTTACGCCTTCGCGAAGTCCGGCGCAGGAAGCGGCGAGGTGGCCGCGTACTTGCGCACCAGCGTGTAGGCCAGCAGCACGCCACCCAGCAGCGCCAGCACGACCAGCACGACGGCGGCCAGGATCACTTTCGTCTTGGCGTCGTCGCTGTCGCCCTCGAACAGCTCGCCGACGACCTTCCAGGCGTCGCCAATGCCGTCGATCGCGCTGTACATATTGTGGAGCTGGGCAAACGTGTTGTAGGCGGCCGCGCCCATGTTCAGGAGGCTGCGCTCGCGGAATGCGACGATCCACGAATGGACGGTGATGATGAGGCCGGTTCCCAGGGCGGGCACGATGATGAGCAGATACCAGAGCGACGCGGCGGCTTTGGCGGCCTGCGGCGGCAGGTAGCCGAACGTATGGGCGATGAAGCCGAGGGCGAAGCCGATCACGCTGGAGAAGCCGATTGCCGCCTGAATCGCGCCGGACCATGCCAGCAGCCGGGGGAAGCCGCCCAGGGCGCGCGCTTCGTGCCACATGCGGCCGACGGACCAGCAGTTGAGCCAGCTAATCGCGAGGTTCAGCAGGAGAAGGAAGTAAAGCATGTAGGTGTTGCCTTTATAAAAATGCCGCGCGGATCGGGGCGCGGCTTCCCGGTTCTTACTCGTCCTGGGCGTCGCAGGCGTAGCCGATGGCGCTGGCGATCTGGTCGGCGAGCGTGTCGCCGCGCAGTTCCTCGATCCGGTCGCAGTCGCGGTCATACAGGGCCACGGTGCCCGCGCCCTTCTCGACCTCGACGTGCAGCTCGTAGCCGTCCGGCAGCTCGGCGGCCGCGCGCTCGATGACGCGCCCCAGCTCAAGCCAGCGCGCAGCTTCGCCCTGGTCGTGCATCAGGCGCGCATAGTCGGCCTGGGGAATCCAGCGCACGGCCGACTCTGCCGAAATGCAGACTTCGCCGCCGTCGGAGCTGCGCAGCACATAGCCCACGATGTTGTAGCCACGGCCCACGATGCTGGCCGTTTTTGGGTTCGTCAGGTGCAGCGGCCCATGTGTTGCGGTGAGGGCGCTCATTGCCCTGCCTGCGCGGTCTGCACTGGAAGCGGTTGCGGGGCGTTCTCGGCGAGCCATTCGGCGACGCTGGGCGACTCGGGGTATGGGAGCGGGAACGCCCGTTTTTCGATATTGGTATCCACTATAGGTTTCCTGATGGAATGTTAGAAGTAGCCGCCGCTACTGTCGGCGGCGCTGTCCGCGCGCTGGCGGCATTCGATGTTGCAAAAATGCAGCACGACCGGCTCGGCCATTGCGCGTGTGTAGCGGCTGCGGCGGCGCTGCGCCACGTAGACCGGGCGCTTGACGCTGGTGGCCGGGTCAACCGGCTTGAAGCAGCCGCCGCACGTCGGTGCGCGGGGTGTCGATGCGGTCACGATCAGCCCTTGAGGATGGCCTGCAACTGGCGCAGCTTTTGGGTGTCCTCGGCGTTCGCCTCCATCTGCATCTGCGCTTCCACGGTCGCATTGCTGATGTCGGTTGCCAGGGTCGCCAACTCGGCGCTGATGGCGGCGACGCGGGACGCCAGGAGGCCCAGCCTGTCGATAGGGCTGATGGTCGGAGCGGCTACTGGGGCTGGTGCTGGTGCGAGTGCTGGCTTCATGGGTTCTTCCTGTTGTGGTGGGGTGTCTGGTGCTGGTGCTGGGGTCGGTGCGACCTTCGCCGGGCGAATGGCGACGCGCCGGAACATGCCGCGCGAGGGCTCGGCGATAAGCCCCTGGGAAACGAGGTTGTCGAGGCACCCGACCATTACGCGATGGTTGGCGCTGATCTGCTTGCGGGACAGCTCGGCGTAAATCTGCGACTGGCTCCATGCCTCGGCGATGGGCACGGCCTCATAGACCTTCTGCGCGACCGAAGTAAGCCCGGCATGGATGGCGTTAAAGCGGGTTGTACTCAGCATATGCCTGCCGATCCGCAAGAGGTTTTGTGCATATTTCAATCCCTATATGTGGTTGAGGAAATATAGGTATTCTAATTGAAATGTATTCATGCGGAAATAGTCATGCCTATATTTTTAGCCGTAGGAAAAGCCCGAAAAGCCGCTTTGCGCCCGGCCTTTAACATGGCCGCATGGAAAAAATTACCGCTACCGAATTGCAAGGCATGGTGACGCACTGGGCCGGGACGCCGCCGAATGGCTACCTGGGCAGCAGCTACGGTGCGGACACGCTTTCGATGCTCCAAACGCCGATGAAAACGGGCCTTGCCGATGCCTACCTCAAAAAGCTGCGCGTGGACGTGCCGCTGGTCGGCGCGCTGCCGCCTGGGGCCGTCAACGTGTACGCCCAGGATCAAGGCCCGGACAAGCGGACAATCTTTATCGAGGCGTCCGGCGAGCTGGTCGCCCTTGGGAGTAACACGTAATGGCATATACCCGCGAGGACTTTCAAGCCGCGATGGCGGCCGAAATCTCGAACCATCCAACCGCCGCCCAGCTCTACCAAGCGGGCGACCCGCGCTTGCTGGCGCAGCTCGGCGCGATGGCGACCATGCTCACGATGGTGTCGCAGCAAATCGACTTTCAAAGCATGGAGCCCTTCGTCAAGGCGCGCGACACGACCGTGCTCGCCGACGCCACGTTGAAGGGCATCTTGCCGTTCGCGCGCCCTGCCCGCGTCACCCTGGCGATCCAGAACACGCACGCCACGGCGAAGATGACCGTTTCCATTGGTCGCCGCTTCATCGGCGAGCAGGGCCGCGTGTACGTGGCCGAGACTGGCGCGACCATCGACCCAGGCGCGACCGGCACCGTCACGGCCCGCCAGATGACGACGCGCACCTTCACGCATACCGTTTCCGGTTCGGTGCCCTTCTACGCGGTCCAGATTCCCGAGCCGACCGACCCCGAGCTGGAAATCAGCGGCGTGCTGGTGTCCGTCGGCGGCCAGTCCTACCCGTACACCCCGGAATTCTCCAACCTCGCCGCGAATGAACCGGGCTTCGTGCTGGAAACGGACGAGAACCGCCGCCTGCACGCGAAATTCGGCTGGAAAGACACGTTCGGCGTGCAGCCCGCCAACGGCGCGACCATCAGCTTCGTGATCGAGGAAACCTACGGCGTGTCGAAGCTGACGGCCGGGCAGTCGTTCACGTTCGAGAGCGCCACCCTGGCGGCCGACCGCGTGGCGAAGATCGCCCTCGATTCGGTCGTGTTCGTCGGTGCGGACCCGGTGGACATTCAGACCATGCGCGAGTGGGCGCAATACCCGAGCACCTACGACGCCTCGGCCGTCTACCTGGGCAACTTCGATTTTCTGGTGCGCCGCAACCTCCCGAATCTGCGCTTCCTGTCGGTCTGGAATGAACAGGTCGAGGAATCGGTGCGCGGGGCGAGCGTCGCCAACATCAATACCCTGTTCGTCACCGCCCTCATGGACGGCGCGACGACCACTTGGCTGCAAAGCCAGATCAAGACCATCATCGGCAACGCGGACGACTCCTACCGCATCAAGTTCGTCGCCGCCGCCGAGGTGGCCGTGCCGATCACGGTCAGCGCCCAGGTGTCGGTTGTCCACGACCCGGACGATGTGGCGAGCAAGATTCGCGCGATCCTCGACGGCCTGTATGGGCGCGATGCCGCCGCCGTCAAGCAGGGCATGATGGTGCCGAACTACAAGCGCATCTACGACGCGCTGCGCGCCGGGATTCCGGCCCTACAGGACGCCGCAAGTGACTTGCAGATCACGATTCCGCAGGCGGCGATCAAGCCCGAGCAGTACCGCTACATGAGCGAAGCGTCGATGACGGTTTCGGTCACGCAATCCACCTATAACGCCGGTCTGTTCAGCCACTAATGTCCAAACTGATCCCAGTCCCAGCGCCAGCGCTTCAACCGCTGGCGCAGTCCTTCGAGTTCGACCTACTCGAAACCGAGTTGAAGCAGTCCTTCATGGCCGTGTTCGAGTCCATGATTCGCCCGCGCGAGCGCAGCCTGAACCTGTCCGGCATGGCGCACCTGGGCGACGACGACCTGATGGCGAGCGCCCTCAAGGCCGACGGCATCGCAATGGTCAAGCGCAGCTCGACCCGGATGCAGTTCTTGATGAAGGCGAACCGCTCGCGAAACCCGCGTCGCGGCCTCCTGTTCATCAAGCGCTACCTGCAAGCGATCTGGCCGAACATTTGGCAGGCCGAGCCGCTTTGGCTGCGCCTGAACGACACGGCGAACTACCCGGCCAACGCGATCCCGCTCACGTCGTCGGTAGCGGTCGCCGACACGATCACCGGCGATTACTCCAGCGCCACCGGCCAGCCCGTCATGCTGTACCGCGATGAGGCCAGCGGCCGCTACCCGATGCTGCCGACCGCCCGGACCAACTACGTGCGCAACAACACGATGGTGGGCGCGGCCGTCGGCGACTGGGCAAGCGGCGGCGCGCGCCCTTCGCGCTGGATCGGGACGACCAGCGGCACGGCCGGGGTCACGCTGTCCACGACCGCCATTGGCACGAAGAACGGCATTTCCTACTTCCGCTTCACGGCCACCGGCACGCCAACGTCGGGCAGCTCGTTCTACGTTCGCCCCGAAACCGGCCAGTCCATTCCGGCAGCTAAGGGGCAGACGTGGAGCTACAGCCAATTTGTCGAGGTCGTCAGTGATGTTGGCCTGTCGCTCATCCGGGCGAACCTGTACGAAAACACCAGTGCCAACTCGGCCACGGTGAGCAGCTACACGAACCTGGACCCGGCCGAATATGGAAAACCGCTCGGGCAGTACCGGCCGCAGGCAACGCGCACGCTGACGAACGACGATACCACCGCCATTTTTGGGCAGATCGCGTTCTATTACACGGTGGGCGTGCCCCTGAACGTGGACGTGATTATCGGTATGCCGCAGATCGAGAAAGGCAGCTTGGCTACCGCGCCTATTCCGACCAGCACGGCGGCCGTGACGGTGACGGACTACACGGTGAACGCGACAACCGGCATTGCCACATTCCGCGCCGACCTGGGCGTGCCGCCGACGTGCATCCACTACTTCCTGACCGGCCGCGTGCGGATCACGCTGCCGGTTTCGTCCGACAACGGCCTGGGCCTGACGGAGATTGCAAAAGCGTTCCGCTCGACCCTGCCCGCGCGCCTTATGCTCGAATTCAAGCTGGGTATGCAGTTCGAGACTATCGGCGCAGGCGGCGGCCTACAGCTCGCCAACGGCGCGGGCGGCATCATGCCAGTTACCGCAATCGGCACCCTGCAACTTTAACGAAAAGAACCATGACTGAAACCATTCGCTACAACGTCAATCAGCGGGGCCGCCAGCATCGCGGCCAGGACCGCAATTTCGACACGCGCGCCCTCGCGGCGCTCATCAACTCGCCCGCCGTGCAAGAGCAAGTGCGCAACCGCGATCTGGTGGGCTACTACGGGCACTGGCAGCGTATGCGCTTCGGTATGCGCCCGCCCGAAACCGTCATCGTGGACGGCAAGAGCGTCAACATCGAACCGGCCATCGTCACGACCTACCTGCGCGCCGAGCCGGACGGCACCATCGAGCACCGCACCGAATTCCTCGACACGGCCTCGGGCAAGGTCGCCGCGCGCCTGAACAAGAGCAAGACGGGCGGCTTCTCCAGCGCCATCGACGCCGTTGCGCGCGGCGGCCAGCACGTCCCAAGGGACTTCGCGGGCTTCGACTACGTGCTGGAGCCGAACTACACCACCAATCGCACCTACCTGTTTGACAGCGCCCAGGCGCTCCCTGACGGCTCGATCTTCGATTTCGTGATGGCCGACCACTACCAGAGCGCCGAGCGCTTGGCGGCCCTGTATGACGGCCTGCGGGGCGATCACGAGCTGGCAATGCAGACCATCGCCCGCCTGATGGAAGAAAACGAACAACTGCTGTCGGCGGCCGTCACCGGCCGGGGTGTCGCGGTCCTCGATAGCGTGGGCGCGGACTTCATCGCCCCGCGCTTGGTGTCGAGGCAGGCAACCGACTACTTCGCCCGCACCGCCGCCATGTTCAAGAGCGCCGACCTCGCGCGCCTGGACAAGCTGCCCGACCCGCAAGGCGATATGGTGCTCGATCAGGTCGCCCAGCATTACGGGGTGGCGTGATGAGTATGCGGACCCCGCTCGAAGCGGGCTTCGGCGCGTACATGGGCCAGTTCTACGCCCAGCTCGTCGCCGACACGCCAGCGATGGTCGAATTCATCAAGCGCGGCCTCGCCAAGTCGATTGTGTGGGCACCCGGCCGCATGGTGGACAGCGTGGAGGAAATGCTGAACGAGTGGCGCAAGAACGACAACGCGGGCGGCCCGAGCGATTCGGCCTACCTGCCCGTCATGCTGTGCGCCATGAGCAAGGATTTCATGCCGTCGATGGCCGACTGGGGCGTGGCCGTGGGCACGTCGGTGGACGTGATGAGCCCGGACGATCCGCACGAACGCACCTACAAGCTGCGCACGTCGGCGAACGAATACCGCGTGCAGGTTGTCATCGCCGCGCCCGAGCCGAGCACCGCGCACAGCATCGCCATGCAGTTCCACCTGTGGGCGAACGGCGACGGCGGCCGCCGCTTCAAGCACTACCATGAGCACGGCGGCATCCTGCACGACTTCCCGGCCGTGCTGGAGGAAATCGACCTGGGCGCAATCGACGCCAGGACCGAGCAGAAGAACATCACGATCCTGACGGTGAATATCAACCTGCGCGCCACCATCCCGATCTTCAAGGCACCGGGCGCGGGCGAGGCCAACGACGGCAAGCCAGCACCAGCGGGCTACCCTGTCGTGCTGGAGGTGAATGCGTTCGATTCGGTGAGCCTGAACCGCTCGCGTAGCACCGTCGAAGCCGACCGGCAGCTTGTGACCCAGTGGATAACCGAGGATGGGGCGAAGCGATGACGATTCGACTGCAAGCCGAGGTGACGGGCTACAGCGGCCCGGCCGTCAACCTCCTGGGCGCGCTGGACCCCGATAGCGGCCTCCTGATCGTGGCGAAGGAGCTGAAGGTGGGCGAGCGCCTGGACGAAACGATGGTCACGTCCAACGACCCGCGCAGCGAGCGCCGGGACCGGCTTTTCACCGAGGACGATTTTCAGGAGTCGATCCGGCTGTTCTTCCGCGCGAAGTCCACCGCCATGATCGAGCTGCTGCCGAACGTCACCAAGCACGAACCGGCGCACAAGATCGAGACAAACGGCATGGACGAGAACGGCACCAAGTACCGCCTGTCGCCGGACATCACGAACGGTAACGTCGCCATCCTGGCGCTGGCGGCCGCCGCCGACCGGGCCTACAAGGCGCAGTCGGCAACCGACTTTGCCAACGAAATGGCCGACCTGTTCGCCTCGATCTAGCGGTAGGAAAACGCCAGGATAGGCCCGCCAGGGTGAGCCGCAAAATAGGGCCAACTATTTTGAGGCTCACATGGCGACTCCCGTAACTCTCAACCCGAAACTCACGCAAGCTGGCCTTGCGATTACCCCGTCGGCGCAGAATGCCGGGCTGCACGTCGAGCTGACGCACGTTGCGCTGGGCACCGGCCGCTATGCGCCGAAGGGGGATGAAACCGCCCTCAAGGCCGAGGTGGCGCGCTTCCCCATCACCAGCGGCACGAACCCCTCCGCGCGCACGGTGCAGGTCGGTTTGACCGTCACCGATACTGACCCGCAAGGCCGTTCGGCCAACGGCAAGGGCATCGGCGAAGTCGGCTTCTACGCCGGGAATACCCTGTGGGCGGTCTGGAGCCAGGACGCCGAGCCGCTGTTCTACAAGTCGCAGGCATTCGATATTCCGCTGGCCTACGTGCTGGACGTGTCGGCGCTGCCCGATGGCGCGGTGTCGGTCACAGTCGATGTGGGTAAGCAGGGCTTGGAGGCGATGATCCTGGCGCACGAAGCCAAGACGGACCCGCACCCGCAATACCTCACCCCGGCCGAGGGCAATGCCGCCTACGCCCCACTGTCGCACACGACGGCAACCGACCCGCACCCGCAGTATTTGACCCCGGCCGAGGGCAACGCGGCCTACGCGCCGCTGTCGCACACCACGGCGACGGACCCGCACCCGCAATACCTCACCCCGGCCGAGGGCGCGGCGGCCTACGCGCCGCTGGCTCACACCAGCGCGTCGAACCCGCACGACCAGTACGTGCTGCACACCGAAGCGGACGCGGCCTACGCTCCGAAGTCACACACGACGGACGCCGACCCGCACCCGCAATATCTGACGCCCGCCGAGGGCAATGCGGCCTACGCGCCGCTGTCGCACACCAACGCGGCCGACCCGCATTCGCAGTACCTCCTGAAAACCGACGCGGCAGGCGGCTACGTCAAGCAGGGCGGTGGCATCGGACAGACTTCCAACGCGGTCAAGATCGGGTGGAGCGCGGGCAGCAAGCTCAAGGCGACGGTGGACACGACCGACCTGGGCAACATCGCGTTCGAGGGCTGGGTAAATCAGCTCTTTACCAATCTGGTCGGCGCAGCGCCGGAAACGCTCAACCAGATTAACGAGCTGGCCGCCGCCATCGGCAACAACCCGAACTTTGCCGTCACGATGGCGAACGAGCTGGCCGGGAAAGAACGTAAATTCGACGCAGGCGTGCGCCTTGCCTGCGCGAGCTGGAATGCCCCGGTTGGCTGGACGACGGTGAATGACGACTCGACCAACAACCGCATGATGCGCGTCGTCAACGGCAACGCGGGCGGCGCTGGCGGTGCCCACGACCCGACCATCAACAACGTCGTCCCGTCCCACACCCACGGCTTCACCACCGGCACAGTCAGTTCGGACCACAGCCACGGCGTCAGCGATCCGGGCCACACCCACGGCGGCGGCAACTTGGTCGGAGCCCTCAATCAATACCTCAGTGGTTCCTCGTACATCGAAGAAGGCCGGGGCGCACCAGATAGCCCGCGCACATGGATGGAAACCGCGTGGACCGGCATCAGCCTGGGCGGCATCACCTCGAACCACACCCACAGCGGTAGCACCGACAACGGCTCGTCGCAAACGAACTGGACCCCGCGCTACCTCAACATCACCATCATCCAGAAGAACTAAACGATATGGAAAACCAAGTTCAGACCCCGGCAGAAATGCCGGACCAGATCACCGGCTACCAATGGGGCGACTGCGGCCGCTACATTGGCCCCTACACGTTCGAGAACAACCGCGATCAGGAGCGCGTACACCTCCCGCCGCGCACCACCCTGGTCGCACCGCCTACCGGCCTGCCAGTGGACGAAGAAGCCGCCTGGGAGCCCGCGCGCGGCCGCTGGATCGTGCGCCGCATCGCAATGGCGCATCTGCCGGATCGCGAGGTGCCAAATGTCGATTAAGACAGTCCTGACGTGCCCGCTGGGCTCGAAGTGCGAGGAAGTGCGCGACGGCGCAATCCATCGCTGCGCGTGGTTCACCCGTATGCGCGGCACCGACCCACAAACGGGCGAGGACAAGGACGAGTCGGCCTGCGCGATGCAATGGATGCCGCTGCTGCTGGTCGAGAACACGCGCCAGCAAGTCCGCACCACGGCCACGGTCGAATCGTTCCGCGAGGCGTCGGTTAGGCAGGCCGAGGAAACCCGCAAGATCATGGTCATTGCGCACGCCCTGGCGAAGCCGCCGCAGCTCAACACGATCCCGCCCGGCTCGGATCAAGCCCTGATCGGCGGCTAACGTGGCCGACGAGATTTCGCCTATCGCGGCCGCCAACTTCATCGCGGCCGTGCGCAAGTTCGCCGTGCAGACGCCGGGCTGGGCCGAGGCGATCCGCTACGAAACGAAGCCGGACGAGCGCACCGACATTACGCTCATCGCCTACCGCGTGTATGGCGACCGTGCCGAGTTCATGGCCGTGTTTGCGGCGGCCGGGCTCGACACGCTGGAGCAGGAGCTGGACGAGCGCCTGCTGGTGCTGCCGACGGCCGCCCAGTTGCAGCTCATCAAACGACAAACCGGATACCTGACCAATGCCGAAAAACGCGCGTATAGCGCCCTCAGTTAGCGCCGCGACCGCCCGCCTCACGTCGGCCCGGCGCGAGGCCCAGGAGGCCGCAGCGTTCGATCTGGCGCGGCGGCAGGCGGCCCAAACCATCCTGCGCCCGGAAGAAATCTCGGGCGAGTACGATGCGGGCCGCCTGCTGACGCTGATGACGACGCGGCATGGCGACGTGCGCGCCCTCACCGTGGACGACTTGCGCGCCTTCCAAGCGAACGTCCAGCAACTCAAGAAGAAATTCAAGGGCGGGATCACGGCGCAATCCGTGATCGACCTCGCCCTGGAGTCGGACAAGACGCGCGCGAACAAGCAGATCAACATGGCCGTGCCCGCGCATATCCTGGGCGGCAAGGTTCACTTCATCACCAACGCCGGGCCGGATTCGGACGTGGCGCGGCACCACGTCAACGTCGAGTTTCTGGACTTCGATGCGGCCGTCGGCGCGTCGCCGAACGAGCCGAAGAAGCTGGGCAAGCTGGTAGCGAACGGCCGCCTGCGCTTCGATTGCGACTGTGGCCGCCACACGTTCTGGTATCGCTACATCGCCACCATCGGCAAGTACAACGCCGGGCGCGCGGAAACGGGCTACCCGAAGATCAGGAACCCGGACCTCAAGGGCGTGGCGTGCAAGCACGTCCTGCGCACCATGCACGTCATCCTCAAGGACTCCGCGGTGCATTTGAAGCTGGCCGCTTCCGTCATCAAGGCCCGCGACGTGCTGGACGGCCGCAAGGTGACGGCCGAGCGCGTCAAGGTGGCCGAGCTGCGCGAAATGGCGGCCGCCCAGGCGGCGAAGAACAAGCGCAGCACCAACCTGCGCACGTCGGACGAGAAGAAGCGCAAGGCGGCCGTCGAGAAGGCCCGGCGCGATATGAAGAAGATCGCCGTCGAGCGCGCGGACCCGACCGCGAACCTGCGCGCGGTCGAGCGTCACGCGAGCGAATTGCTGCGCAGGGGCGCGATCACACAAGCAATGTATGACCAAATTGTAAAGGCAGCATCACAATGATTAACAACGTGCCAGTACGGATCACCCAGGCGGCGCACGCGGTAACGCGCCGCCACCCGAATTCGATTGATTGCGTCATTCTCCGCAAGGTGCTCACGGCACCGGCAGGCGAGCAAATGGGCGGCCTGCCGACGCTGGGCGGCATGGGCGTGCTCAAGAGCGAGGACGAGCCCGATTTCGAGTACAAGCGCGTCGGCCTGGGCAAAATCCTGCTGACGGGGCAGTTTAGCGGCGGCGATATGTCCGACCGGGGCGACAACATCGTGCCGGACCAGCCGATGCAGGAGGCGCAGATTGTGTACGCCGACGAGCTGCACCCGTTCGAGGTGCAGAAGGGCGATCTGGTGGGGATGATGCCGGGCGGCGGGGTGCTGGTCGGGTTCGAGATTGTCGGGCAGACCGGCAACGTGGCGATCTACCCGTATGTGACGAAGTGGGTCATTGCACCGCGCGACGAGCTGCACGACCTCGAACCCTGGAAGGGCTAGAACAGCGAGAATCGGGGGTTGCGGGTGAACCACATCGCGCGGCCCTCCAGCATGGCGTGCGGCTTGACCTGGGCGCGGTAGCGCTCCGGGACTTCGATCACCAATTCCGGGCCGTGGTAAAGCACGTCGCCGCCCTCCAAGTCGTAACCGTGCTCGGCGAACAGCTTGCGCAGCGGCCCGGCTTGCAGCGACATTTGTTCCATCAGCTTGTCGAGCGACGCCCTCATTGTCGCGAGGTCGGGCGCTTGCGCTGGCGCGGTGCTGGCGGTGCCAGGGCCGAATAGGTCGCTTGTAACCGGCGCTGGGACTTCGAGCGGCGGCATGGCGATGCTGTCGAGCGGGGTGAGTTCGAGCAGATCGAGCAGCTTGAGCGGCTTGAGCGGGTTCATGGTTAGGCCGCCTTCGCCGCGTCCTGGCGGCTGGCCGAGAACAGAATCGCCTGCACCAGCGCCGCCTGGACCGCGCCGCGCGTCGTGTCGCCGCCCGTCAACTTGTCCAGCGCCTCGGCCGCTTCCTTGGGAATCCACGTAGACAGGCGACGCTCGCCGCGTGCGCGCTTGCTGCTGTCCGAGTTCTCGCGGTTGCGCTTGTCGTATTCCTTGCGGGCCTCCGGGTCTTTCGGCACGCGCGGGAGGACCGGAGCGGGCGGCGGCAGCGAGCGGCGCGGCAGCGGCGCAAAGTCCGTGTCCTGGGTCGAGCTGCTGGCGAATGCCTGCCCAGGGTGCAGCATGGCGATTTCGCATTCCTTGCTGTTGCTGGTCACGCTCCAGTACGTCACCAGATGGCGCACGCTGATGCCGATGCCGAAGTTCGCCAGGGCGGCCACGGCCGTGCGCTGCGACGTGGCCGCAACGATTACGTGAACCTGTTTGCCGTTGATGCGCTCCGCGCCACGGTACACCTTCAATTCGCCTGTTCTCATGCTGTTGTTTCCTGATTACGATTTCATTGCGTCGAGGACGGCCGGGCCAGGGATGGCGGTCAGCTTGTCCTCACTGTACTCGGCCGCCTCCCATACGACGTTCACGATGGCCTTGCCGTCCTTGTCGTGCCCGGCGATGTAGCCGAGATAGCCCTCGCAGGTATAGACCTGCTGGAAGCGCTCGAACTTCGCGCCCTCGGGCGTTTCCTCGACGGGCTGGCCTGCTGGCGGGAATTGCGTGCCGAATTTTGCCAGGAGGGCGGCGCGCTGGCGCTCGCGGGTTTCCGCCATGACGCGCCCGAGCAGGGTAAGCAGCTCGTCCGGGTCGCTGTCCGGGCGGTATGCGGCCGCGTCGAGGACGGCCTTGATGGCGTCGAAGTCGGCGACAAGATGATGCTGTGCCATTAGCGCTCCGGGTTGCCGAGAAGCCGCGCCAGCTCGACCGGCATTCCTGCGTCCACTGCCCTCTTTGCCATGTCGTCGCCCTGCCTGCGCCAGAGCATGAACGACTGCGATTCGACCAGCATGGGTTCCGGCACGTACCCGGCTGGTTCGTACAGGTTCTCCCAGTCCTCATTCGCCTTGAACTTCTCGATGGCTTCGGCCTCGGTGACGTTCAGGTAGATGTAGTCGGAATGCTCGTCGGGGGAAAAGACGGCGGCGGTATAGCGTTTTGGCTCTTGCGTGCTCATGTGTTGCTCCTTGAGGTTAGGGTGCAGGGAGGATCGTGCGGCGCTCGCTCAGGACGTACTTGACGCCAGCGGCACGCAGGATGGCGTCGGTAATTTCGCCGTCTCCCATGCGTGCGCTACCGTGCCTGAACGCGGACGCGAGCCGGTAGCGGCGGGCGACCTGCATAAAGGCGCGGTGACTAAGCCGCCATGTGCGCGTGATGTCGTTCTCTCCATAGTACAGCTCGGGCGGCAGGCCGCGCAGCTCGCCGAAAGTCTCGTTTGCTTCGCTGCGCGAAAGAATCTGACGCTCCATTACATGCCCCACTTTGCGCGGCAGATCGGCCCTACGCCCAAAGCAATCGAGTCCGGGTCGGTCAGCTCGCGGCCGCAGCACGCGCACTGGCCGGTTTCGCGGCCGTAGGCGACGGCGGCGGCCAGCGGATCGGCACACATGGCGACGATGGCGGCCTGCTGGGCGGTCGAGCAGTCGCGCGAGGCGGTAAAAGTGCCGTCGGCGATCTTGCCCAGGTATTCGTCGCTGCTGGTGACGTAGATCGCGCCCTTGTTGCGGCCGGTGGCCGGTGCCAGCTTGAGCACGAAGCCAGAAAGGCGCATTTTCGGACGCTTCAAGCCGTTTTCGATGGCGCTGGCGAATGCCTCTTGCATCTTCGCGACGCTGGCAATTTCGATGGTAGCCGCAACCGGGCGGTTGATGATGCGCGTTACCGCTGCCACCTGATTTTCGGAAAGGTTGCCGGTGCGGACAAGCTGCTGGTCGAGCGAGCGCGCGAAGTCATTGGTCGGCGCGTTCGCGATGATCCACTTAATTTCCGGCGCGTTCGATTTGATTTGCAGCATGGCAGCTCCCGTTGTTAATGAAACGAATTATATGTGCTCATAATTGATGCGTCAAGCGCTTGGGCGTGCAGGAAAACCAGCCCCGCCCTGCCCTGCTGCGCCCCTGACAATGAGGGCATGGATAAATTCGCCAACATCGACCAAGCCGCCCACTCGGGCGCGAACGGACACAACCACAAGCGCCCGGCGACGCCCGGCCAGCAAGGGGCAGGCAACTACGCCAAGGGCCGCGAGGTGCTGCACGGCCTGCGCCTCGTCATCGAGAACCCGCGCGGAAGCGTGCGCCAGTGGCGCGCGGCCGACGGCACCAGCGGCGGCAATCTGATGAAGTTCCACTATGGGTACATCGCGGGCACCCTGGGCAACGACGGCGACGAGCTGGACGTGTTCGTGGGGCCGACGCCCGAGGCGCAGCGCGCCTACGTGGTGAACCAGAATCACGCCGACGGCAGCGGCTTCGATGAGCACAAGATCATGCTGGGCTTCCCTGATCAGCGCACCGCCGTGGCCGGTTACATGAGCAACTACAGCGCAGGCTGGCCGGGCTTCGGCAGCGTCATCGCGTGCTCCATCGACCAGCTCAAATGGTGGATCGCCAACGGCACCAAGACCCGCCCACTCACGAAAGATCAACTCCCCTACGAAGGAACGGATGACACAATGGAAAAAGTAATTTGGGACCGCGCGGACCCGCTCAAGCCGCAGCACATGACGCTCGACGCGGTGCTGTACGGCCTGCGCCAGCACGACGCCGCCGACGGCTTGCTGTATGACGCGGTGACGAAGGCCGACATTCTGGCCGACGCCGACGCGGTGCTGGCGTTCGACGCCCTGGTTGTCCCGTTCGCGCGCCTGGAGCAGCGCATGGGCATTATGCAGAAGGTGCTGGACCGCACCGGCAAGGCCGTCAAGGTCGCCGCCATGCAGGTAACGGACCCCTTCACCCAGCGCGGCACCACCAACGTGGCCGTGATTTGGGAGCTGACCGACGGGCAGACCGTTTCCGTGTTCTTCCACAACCCGGACGTGACGCCGAAGAAGATCACGGCGGCCGACGAGCTGGTTTCGTGGAAGTGGATGCTCAACAAGAAGGACATTACCGTTGCCGTCGCCCCGGAAAAGGGCCGCGATCTGGAGGTCCGCACCGTCGCTGCGCGCATCATGGCCCTGGCCGAGAAGAACAGCGCCCGCTTTGCCAGCGCCAACAGCAAGCGCGCCGAGCGCATGGAAACCATCGCCGGGCTGAAAACCGAGCTGGAAACGAAAAAAGCGACTTTGGCCGATCTGGAGCAGCAAATTGCCGCCGCCGAAGCTGCCGGTACGGGCGGCCCCGAGCCGATCAATCCGCTGCTGACCGAAGATGAGCAAGCAGACCTCCAGCGCCGCCATGACGCACTGAGCGCCCGCATCGAGCAGCTTTCCGATGCAGACGTGCGCAAGCTGGCCGGGTTCCTCGACGTGCGCGGTGCCGCCGACAAGATGGTGAGCGCCCTGGTACACGCCATCAACCAGAATCACCCGGACGACATCGAGGCGGCTCTCAAGCGCCTGGATGATGAGCGCGAGCCGGAACCGGAACCAGCGCCAGCGCCCGCCATCAACTTGGACAGCATCAAGGCCGTCGTGACCTCGGGCGACCCTATGGACGGCGTGCCGTATGGGGCAGACTGGATCGTGATGAACGCGCCGCGCCCGCTGATGGGCACGGAAACAATCTCGAACGGCAAATTCCTCGACGGGATTTACTACGCCGCCATCGACCCGCGCGATGATATGGCCGTCGCCTATGTCGCCGAGAACGTCAAGAACGGCGCGAGCGTCGTGTTCGTGGCCGACCATGAAACGCTGAACACGATGGCGCTGAACACGATTTCGTCCGATTCCGTCGGCGCGTACCTCGAAATGGACCCGGAAGAACGCGATATTGCCCTGCGCGGCTTCGTCCTGCGCCTGAACAACAAGACCTACGGCGAATTGAAGGCGCTGGCCGCCCTGGGGATGCCGGTCGCGCCGCAGCCCGAGCCCGAGCCGGAACCGCAGCCGCAACCAGACCCGGAACCGCAGCCGCAGCCGGACCCTGAGCCGCAGCCCGAGCCGGAAGTTGTTTCGTATGGCGCGGACGTGGTTTCTGTCTACGCGACAAAGACCGGCAAGGAAGCGATGAAGATTCGCCAACTGGTGCGCCGCGACGGCACCGTGTCGTATTCGTACATCGGCGAATATGGCGCAGCGAGCGGTATGTCCTACGACGCGATGCTCGCCGAGGTGCAGGAGCAGCAACGCCGTCGCCGGGGTATGAAGCTGGTCTATGGCGCGGAGTTCTCGGAAGTCGAGCCGCCCGCCCCTGTCGTTGACCCGGCAGAGGCCGAAGCCGCAGCCAAGGCCGCCAAGGAAGCCCAGGAGGCCCAGGAAGCCGATGACGGCGATTTCCTGGCGCTGGCCGCCGAGGGCAACGTCGATTTCTTCGACAAGGCCGTGACCGACCGCCTCGCCGCCCTGGCAGGCAAGTACACGGACCCGGAGGGCGCTTTCCTCCCGATGATCGAGCGCGCCAAGACCGCCGCGAAAAACTGGTTCATCGCTGAATTCAAGAAGAAGGTGGGCTGATGAAGCAAGGGCAAGACGAATTCTTCGCCGTCATCGGTGAAGGCGCGGCCCTGTTGATGAGCCTGGACGAGCAATCGTCCGGGTTTTTTGACGGCCTGAACCGCCTGCGCGAAATCCTGGCGATCCTGGGCTACAGCACCGCGACGCAGCCGATTGCGTTCTCGCTGGGCGACCCGGACGGGTCGGCAGAGGCACTTTGGGACTACCTGGGCAACGGGCTCAAGCTGCTGCCGGACGAGGTGGCCGCGTTCGAGGCAATGTCGGTGCAGTCGCTTGCGCACGTCATCGACCAGCCCTCGCTGGTGCGCGAATCCTCCCGGCTTGCATGGGTCAACGGGCACCACCCCGACCGCGACGAAACGAAGCTGGCCGTGTTCAAGCACTACGCCGGGCGCGGCGTCGATCACGGCATCCCGCAGCATGTGCTGGAGGCGTCGTTTGCCGAGGCCAATGCGCTGATGAAGGACAAGGCCAGTGACACGCCCGAGTACAAGGCGGCGCACGACTTCTATCACCAGATGGGGAGCGAGGAATCGTTTGCGCCAGTGTATGCAGCCGATGCAGTAGTGGCGGCAGCGGCCGAGGCGTACCATGATGCGAGCACGCAGGGCAAGAGCGAGGACGAGGTGCTGGCGGCCCGCGAGGCATGGAAGGCGGCGATGGCGGCGGCTGACGCTGCAAGGGACGAGCGCTACCGCAAGCAGAGCGAGGCGTATGAGGCGCTGCGCGCCGTCGGCCAGAAGTTCAACTTGGACCGCGCCGAGAAGGTGCGCGAGCTGGTGGACGCAAAGGGCGCGGCCATCATCGCCAAGATCATCGAAGCCTCGCCGATCACGGCCGAGCAGGCGACCGCCTGGGCGAACGAGCAGATCATTGACGACAACGCCAAGCGCAAGCTGAAAAAGGACGGCTACGACCCCGAGCAAGTCCGGCGCGATATGGCCGAGTATTACCGCATTACGGGCGGTAAGGCGTCCACCATTCGCCTGAGCTTGGACGGCAGCAAGCGTGCCAATGCCGTCGGCATCGCGACCCGTACCGGCGAGAAGGTCGTCAACCTGGGCTCGGGCTTCGACAAAACAACACTCTGGCACGAGCTGGCGCACCATTTGGAGAATGACCCGATTGCAAGGGGAATGTCGAACGGGTTCCTGCTGAAACGCCGGGAAAGCCCAACGCGGTATTCATTGCGCAGCCTGACCGGCAATAAGGGCTACCGCAAGGACGAAGCCGCCTATAAAGACCACTTTATGAATCCATACGTCGGCAAGATTTACGACGATGGCATCACCGAAGTGTTTTCGATGGGCGTTCAATACCTCGCGCAGCCGAAAGATGCCGCGCTCCTGGCGACGAAAGACCCGGAAATGTTCGCCATGATTACCGGCTATTTGACGGCGGCCGCGACCCCGGCCCAGGCGGCGAAGCTGGAAATGCACAAGGGGGCCGTCAACCTGGGCGCGCAGATGAAGCAGGACGCGGAATCGCAGTTCCAGCGTGCGGTCGCGCTGCTGGCGAAAGAGGCGGTTGTCACGAAAGACGACTGGCTCGCGTCGCTCGACCAGACGACGGACGAATACCGCAGGCTGTCGTGGTACGTGCTGGAGCGCGGGAAGAAGGGACCGGCCAAGTATTTCGGCTCGTTCGGCCGCTACCGGGTTTTCACTGGCGTATTCCGCAACCCGGCCACGAAGCGCAACGCAACCGGCTACTTGGTGGCCGAGATTTCCGACGACGGGGAAATGGCTATCTTCGGCGAGTCGGCGGCGGTTCATGGCGACCTCGAAACCGTGCAGGCGTGCATTGCAACAGCGGTGCGTACCGGCGATTCAGTGCAGAACACAAACTACCGCTTTTTCCTCGACGGCTGGCGCGCGGATAGAAAGCAAAAGCTGATCGAATTGGTCGGCGTGGAGAACCTAAAATGAGCACGAATTACAAAGCCGTGACGCCCTTCGGGGCGTTTGAGGCCACCTGGGGCGAGGACGAGGAAAGCCGCGTCGAATACAGCGGCAGCGCCGATGCAATCGAGTATTTCCGCGCGTTCCTCGACTTCAATTCCATCACCGGGCGCGGCGGCGCGATTATTCGCTTCGACGCCCTGGAACCGGCCGACCTGTACGGCTTTTGCCAGTCCCAGGAACACGGCATTGTCGTCCTGCCGAACGAGGACGACTTGAAAGATGAAATGCAAGGCGAAGAAATGGAAATGACCCTGTTGGACGCGGTGAGCCCGGCCGAAGCGTTCGCGCTGATCGGCGAAGGCGCGCAGATTTTTGGCCGCCTGGACGAGAGCGCTGATACGTTCTTCGGCGATCTGGACCGCCTGCGCGTCATCATGCAGGAGTTGGGCGACGACGCGGCCGACCCGACCGCCGAGGCGCGCGCCTACCTGCAAGCCGTGATCGACGGTCCCGGCCTGTCCGCGCCGATGCTCGCCGACGAGCTGGGGAAAATCCATGCGGCGCACGGTGCTGACGCCGGTATGCTCGCCCTGTTCAAATCGGCCGTCACCGCGTATGCGCAACACGCCATCGCGCAGGCGAACGAAGCACTCAAGGGATAACTATGCAAGACACCAACAACGCGCCCGGCTCCTGGCTGGGCCACCGCCTCATCAACAAGGCCGCCGCCGAGGAAATGGGCGCATCCGTCCTGCCGTCCGATAAAGCCCTGGCGGGCCGCGTATGGCTCGCCCTGAGCGACGCCGACGGCGATCCGCTGTTCGTCGCCGGTATCGTCGTGGGCGTGACCTTCACGGCCGCCGAGGTGCGCTACTCGCTCGCGTTCCCGGTCGCGCCGCAGCCGACCGAGGGCGAAACCATGTATGCGGTCGTGGATCAGATTCCGTCCGGGCTGGTGCTGTCCGAGCTACCGGACGACGAAACCGTGTTCGACGCGGTAATGACCGAGGACGCGGCCGTGCTGATCCCGCGCGAGCCGCTGGTGGCGACCCCGGACCCGGCCCTGGTGCTGGACTCGGCAAACCTGCTGGCGGGCGGCCGCCTGGAGGGCGAGCTGGCCGAGCGCGTCGCCGCCCTGGAAAGCGCCCTGGCGACCGATGCCGAGCCGATGTACACCCTGGGCGTGATCCGCGAAGTGGTGAGCCTGACCGCGCAAGTGCGGGCCGGTGAGCCTGCGCCAGCCGTGGAGCTGGACCCGACCGAATGGCCGGGCTATGCCGAGGTGCTGCGCGACGAAGGCAAGGCGATCAAGTGGCAGGACCGACTCGATTCGTTCTTCAGCGAGCGCGTCGTCGCCCTGCGCAACGCCCTGCGCGCGCTGGGCTGGGATGGCGAGCAATGGGGCGACCTGTCGAAAAGCGGCGTCGCCGCCCGCTTCGACTTCTGGCAAGTCGGCGCTGGCAAGAACGTCGTCGGCATGACCGTCAACGGCATTCAGGACGATCTGACCAAGAACGTGGACGAGCTGGCCGCCGCCATCGACGCGACCGCCGCCCTGCCCATCGCGCCGGACGCTCCAATTGCGAACGTGACGCTGACCGGCGACGAGCTGGGCCAGTTCGAGGACACGCCAGAGGGCGCGAAGGCGCTGCGCGAGGCCGCGAAGGCGCACTTTACCGCCATGCTGGGCCAGTGGGTTCCTTGCCCCGCGCTGGGCGGTGACGTGGAGCTGCGCAAGAGCGGCATGAAGAAGGTACTGAGCCTGAGCGGCGACAAGCGCAAGCTCAAGCTGATCCCGGCCATCAAGCAGATGATCGGGGCCGCCGTGAAAGTGTCGCAGCAACAGACCTACGCGCCCGAGCGCGAGCAGAACATCGTGGCATACCACCTGCTGCGCGCCACCGCTACCCTGGCTGGCGAATCGCTGGCCGTGCGCTTCATCGTCAAGCAGGACGACAAGGGCGCATTCCACTGGGATCACACCGTCCATGCCGCCGATGCCGTGTTCGATTCCGTGGCCGGAAAAGGAAAAGGGCCGGACGAATCCGACCCTTCCCCTACAGCTACTTCCGACGGCAGGGCTGTACAGGCTGTTGAGCCTATCGGAGCTACCCGCTTAGTGAGCTGCCAACTTGATTCGATTGTAGGCGAATCGGCCGAAGTGTTCAACCTGTTCATCGAAGGCGAAGCGCCCGAGGCGGTCGTGGATGACGACGAGCAACAGCCGTCCGGCCCATCGGCACAGTTCGAGAGCTACCGCGCATTCATCGAGAAGGAGCTGGCCGAGGGCCGCACCATCCCGGCCGGGATGCTGGAAATCATTCGTATGGACACCCGCCTGGAGGACGGCGAGGCCGCCCAGCTCGAAGCCCTGGCAACCGCCACCCCGGCACCAACCCCGCAGGAGAAGCGCAGCATGGAACAACTCATCAAAATCGCAGCCGATAGCATCGCCCAGTTGCGCCGCATCGACGTGTACCGCGTGCTGGAGGCGGCGGGCGACCAGCGCGCCGAGCTGGCAACCTTCATCGCCACCAACCGCGCCGAGCTGGTGCGCGAAGTCACCGACGTGATGGCCGAGGAATGGCCGGGCCTGGGCTGGACGTTCACCCCGGCCGCCGAGCCTGCCCTGGTCGAGCGCGCGGGCGGCGGCGGCGAGCTGCTGGTGCCGAATCAGGACGGCAAGCCGAAGGAGCTGGTCGTGCCGCCCGTCCCCGAGGTGGAAGTCAAGAGCGAGCAGGAGCTGCAAAACCCGGCCCGCTCGGGCGATCTGGCGTTCCTGAACGGCGTCATTTCGCAGAGCGTCGATATGTGGGACGACGCGCTGGCCGACAAGATCGAGGCGATGGCCGGAACCTATGAAAGCGACGCGGAAATGATGGAGCTGGTAGGCCGCGCGATCAACTCCTACACCGACTTTATGATCGCGGCCGCGTAGTCGCCAGCTTAGGAAAAGTCCCGGTTTTCGGGGAGTGGACGGGCAGCAAACTTTCGGGTGCGCTGCCCGTTTTTCCATTCCTGAACCGGACTTTTAATGAGAATTTTTGACGACACATCACCCGGCAACCCACTTGCCGCCCTCAAGCTCGCGCGCGAGCTGGCGCAGCTCAAGAAAGAGCGTGCCGCCATCGGTGCCGACGCCGACACGAAAGCGAAGCTGCGCCTGCTGAAAATCGGCGCGCGCGTGCGCGAGATCGTGCTGGCGCTCGGCCGCCGCCCGGCCGCGACCACCGCCACCGAGGAAGCGAAGCCGCTGCAAGGCACGCCCGCGACCGTTACCGAACACTTCTACCCGGAAGAAGGCAAGCGCACCCTGGCGCAGCGCCAGCGCGACAACAACGCCGCTATCGCCCTCCTGGCGAAGATCAAGGCCGGGGAGGTGGCCGTGACCGATGCCGAGCGCGCCATCCTGGCGAAGTACAGCGGCAACGGCGGCGGCCTGACCGACGCCAACGGCATGACCGGCTCGCCCTACGAGTATTACACCCCGAAGCCCATCGCCAAGGCCATGTGGACCCTGCTGGAAGAACTGGGCTTCAAGGGCGGCACCGTGCTCGACCCGTCGGCCGGTTCCGGCGTGTTCACCGCCACCCGCCCGGCCGGTGCCGTGATGACGCAGGTTGAGCTGGACGAAACCAGCGGCGCGATCAACGGCGCGATCAACGACGGCCCGACCGTCAGCACCACCGTTTCCCCGTTCGAGGCCGTGGCCGCCGCCACCCCGGACGAAATCTATGATGCCGTCGTCACGAACGTCCCATTCGGCGATCTGGCTATGCGCGGCGACAACCCGCTCAAGGACAAGCGTTTCCAGAAGTCGAACCTGCAAGAGTATTTCATCCTGCGCTCGCTCCAGAAGCTCAAGCCGAACGGGCTGGCCGCGTTCATCGTACCCAAGTCCATCGTGTCCGGCCTGTCGGCCAAGGAATCGAAGCTGCGCACCAGCGCCTCGCTGCAAGCCGAGTTCCTGGGCGCGTACCGCCTGCCGAATTCGATCTTCACGACGGCGGCCGCCGACGTGACCACCGACCTGATCGTGTTTCGCAAGTTCTCGAAGGAAGCGGCCGCGAAAATCGCCGAGGTGCAGGAGCAGAACCCCGCCCTGCTGGGCGAGGCGAACGTGCTGTGGGACGAATTCATTTCCGGTAAATACTTTGCAGGCGAAGGCCGCAAGTACATCTTGGGCGAAGAAGGCACGACCACCGGCCGCTATGGCGAAGTCGCCGCCATCATCAACAATGACAGCATCAGCAACATCGCGAAGCTCATCAAGCGCTTCCCGGCGTCGCACATCAACTGGGCGCTGTTGAGCGCGGCCGAGACTACCCCTATCGTCTACGAGGACGGCGACGTGATCCACTCCAACGGGCAGACGCTCGAATGGAAGGATGGCGCGTGGGTCGCCCTGGAGTCGAACGCGGCCGAGGACAAGGAAATGCAGGCCATCGGCCAGAAGGTGCAGACGCCGCTGGATTGCGTCAACAACGGCATCACCTGGGACCAAGCAGGCCGCTGGGTCGCCCACGAGAACATGAAGGGCCGCCACATGAGCACCCCGAATTGGCTCCTGGCCGTGCGCAACTCGCTCGACCACCTGGGCGAGAACGAGCGCCAGAGCTGGTGGGAGGCCATCAGCGCGGGCCTCGCCGTCATGGGGCTCATGCAGGAATCGAGCAGCGTCGAGCCGTTCAACTACAAGGACGGCTACCCGGTCCTGTCGGCCCAGCTCGCCCGCGTCCAGTCCTACGGCAACAAGACGTTCGGCCGTGCCGCCAAGCTGGTGAAGGACGGTCTGCTGTCGATCCGCAATGCCCGCGTGAAGGGTGAATTTACCCCGTTCTGGAAGGGCGAAATCCTGGCGACCACCGAGGCCGCGGTGCTCACCCCGAGCCAGCTTTACGAGAAGGTCAAATACGAGGCCGAGGACGAATCGGGCTATGTGTCGGTCGAGAAGATGGCCGAAACCTTCTCGGGCTTCGACCCGATGGAAGATGACAACTGGTGCATTTCGGCCGACGGCAAATCGGTCATTCACGCCAACGACTACTACACCGGCACCTATGCCGACTTCCTGGCGATGGCCGCCGCCGAGCTGGAGGCGTGCAACGACCCGGCAATTCGCATGAAGCTGGTGCGCCAGCACGAAGCCGCGAAAACGCGCCTGGGCACCGTGGACGTGTCGCAGATGACGTTCTCGCTGTTCACCCCGCACGTCACGGCGCTGCAAAAGCTGGAGTTCCTGCGCGCCTACGTGAGCCCGGACATTTTCTTGACCCAGGACGCGCTGGGCCGCGACGTGTTCGACATCAAGCAGCCGTCCCTGTCGAAGTGGGCCAGCGCCGAAGAAACGGCCGCCTACAAGGCGATGCAGCGCTTCGTCAAGGGCTACCTCAAGAACCAGAACATCACGACCCAAAGCAAGGCCGTCGATGTGGAATCGGACCCGGACAAAGAGGCCGCGCTGGTTCGCCGCATCAAGGAAATCGCCGACGCCGCGAAAGCGCAGTTCGACGCCTGGGCGCGCGCCAACGACGAGGTGCAGGCCGGTCTGAATGCCCGCCTCAACTCGCCCGAGGCGCTGCGCTTCATTCAGGAGCCGGACACCTCGCCCCTCGAAATCCCGAACCTGAACGTGCAGGACTTCCGACCGCACGGCTACCAGTACGGCGCGGTGCGTCGCTTCTCGCGCAACTTCGGCGGCGTGCTGGGCTTCGACGTGGGCCTGGGAAAGACCCTGACCGCGCTCGCGGCCGTCCAGTATTGCCAGAGCATCGGCGTCAAGCGCAAGACCATCTTCGTCGTGCCGAATGCCACCCTGACCAACTGGAAGAAGGAAAGCGGCAAAGCCTACCTCGACACGTCCGACTGCCTGTATGTCGGTCTGGTGCAGGGCAAGAACGGCAAGGACAAGATCGACAACGCCCAGGTGAAGGTCGATCTGAACGTGATCCGCGAGAATCGCCACTCGAAAATCTTTATGACGCTCGAAGCGTTCAAGATGATCCCGCTGCGCGACGAAACCATGCAGGCATACGTCCAGTACCTCACCGAGAACGACGACGCCTACCTGCTGGCCGAGCAGGACGCCAGCAAGAAAAAGGCGAACATCGCAGCCGATAGCAAGAGCAAGGCCGTCAAGGACACCGGCGAGAAGTCCGGCGCGCTGCCCTACTTCGAGGATATGGGCGTCGATTCCCTGGTGCTGGACGAGGCGCACAATTACAAGAATAGCAAGATGACTTCAAGCCAGTTCAAGGGCGCGAAGTATCTGGCCGACCCGTCGAAGTCGCAGCGCGGCATGGATATGCAGGCAAAAGCCTGGTTCCTGCGCGGCCTGTCGCCCCGCAATGACGGCGTGCTGTCCCTGACCGCCACCCCAGTGACGAATTCGCCCCTGGAGGTCTATGCGATGCTGACCCTGGCGCTGGGTGAGCGCGAAGTCAATTCGATGTACGGCGTGACTGGCGCGGACTCGTTCATGGCCGCCGCGTGCGAGATTGACGAGCGCGAGGAAGAAAACATCGTGGGCATCATGCGTCCGGTGCGCGTGTTCGGCGGCCTGCAAAACGCGGGCCTGCTGCGCCGCCTGCTGCAAACCGCGACCCTCATCAAGACCGCCGAGGACGTGAAGGCCGACGGCCTGAACATCAGCGTGCCGGACGCCGACGAGGTGGCCGTGTCGGTGGACATTGGCGAGAATGCCATGCAGACCATCATCGGCTACAAGGACGAATACATTGATGCGGTCGAGCGCGTCAAGGCTGGCGGCGGCGACGACGCCGACAAGCTGACGGCCAGCCCGTTCAACCTGATCCGCAAGATGACGCGGGTTATCAACGACCCCGAGCTGGCGACCGGCATTTTCAGCTTCAAGCACAAGGCGGCGCAGCGCGAGGACGCGGCCAAGGCCATCGCCGCATTCAACAAGAAGAACATCGTTGAAGAACGCGACTACCCGGACGAGAACGCCGACCCGGCCGACGTGAAAACCCGCGTCGTCAAGGATATGGAAACCGGCGAATCGGTCGTGAAGTACCTTGTCACCGTGCGCGCCCGCGCGGCCGCCAACGGCAACGCGGTCGAGCTGCTGTCAACTGACTTTGAAACCCAGGACGTGCTGTTGAAGCTGCTGGCCGCCAACGGCATCGAGCCGTCGGTGAAGATCAGCCCCAAGCTGGCCGCGATGATCGAGAACTTCCGCAACGAAGCCGCGACGCCGCGCCACATGGGCCAAGCCAAGCAGATCATTTTCTGTGACGAACTGAGCCTGCACCACAAGATCAAGCTGGCGCTGGCGCAGGCCGTGGGCGTGCCGTCCTCGAAAATCAAGATCGTCAACGCGGTTTCGGTGGACACGGCCGGTATGCAGGACGTGCAGGACGGTTTCAACGCCGACGGCGAGGAAAACAAGTACACCGTCGTCATCGCGAACAAGAAGGCCGAGGTCGGCATCAACCTGCAAAAAGGTTGCCAAGCCATCCATCACCTGACTATCGGCTGGACGCCTGACTCGATCCACCAGCGCAACGGCCGGGGCGTGCGCCAGGGCAATCCGGTTTCGCGCGTGAGCGTGTACCACTACGACGCCGACGGCACTTTCGACGGCTACAAGCGCAAGCTGGTCGGCATCAAGGCCGATTGGATCGGCTCGCTTATGTCCGGCGATTCGTCCTCCATCAAGATCGAGGGCGATATGTCGAAGGAGGACTACGAAATGCTGGCGAACGCCGTGGGCGACGCGGGCGCGATGGGCCGCATCAACGAGGAAATCGAGAAGCGCCAGAAGCGCCAGAAGGTCGCCGCCGTCAAGGTCGCCCAGCTCCAAAGCCTGCGCATCATCGCCTCCCAGGCGGGGTTCCTGGCGAAGTTCGGCGAAGGCTCGCGCAGCCGTCCGAAGGAGGGCTTCGCCGCGTGGTGCGAAAACAAGCTGGCCGCAGCGAGGCAGACCCGCGACGCAATCGACCGCGTAGAAGAACGCCTGTCCGAAACCGAAGGCCCGATTTTGGCCGCGCGCCTGCGCAAGCAGATCGAGGAGCTGACCGCCAAGCGCACCGCGCAACTGTCGATCCTGGGCGGCCTGCCGACCGATTCCAAGGGAATGCCGATTGCTCCGTCCGATTTCGGCGATTTCACCGAGGCGATCAAGGCGACCGACGCCTACGCGAACTGGCAGAAAGAGCTGTCCATCGCGAAGCGCATGAGCGAGGAAGCAGCCGTGAGCTTCAACCTGCGCGCGGGCGAGGGCTACAGCAAGGACGATCTGGCCGCGTTCCAGAGCGGCGAGGCCGAGATTGTCACCGGCTCGCTGGCCGTCGTCGGCAGCTTCGTGGAACTCGGCGACAAGCTGCTGGTCGTGCGCAAGCCAGTCACCGGCCGGGCTACCAGCCTTGTCGGCTTCAACCCTGCGGACCAGACCGATACCGAGCTGCTGCGCATGACCGGCGCGAAGTTCATCAATCGCGGCTCGGACGAGTGGAATGCGGCCGTGCAGCGCGCCGTGGAGCTGGACAAGGCGCGCATCGCGACCGGCCAGGGCTTCCAAGCCAATGACCTGTCCCTGTATTCGACGCTGGTTTCCGACGTGCGCGAATCCCTGGACGTGGCGATCCCGTCGCAAAGCCTGGACACCAACTCGTTCCAGTTCAAGGCACCCTACTTCCCGTTCGTGCTGGAACAGGGTGCGACCGGCAGCGAGCTGGTGACGAAGATCATGGCCGAGCACGCGCCGCTGATCCAGTCCTACGGCAGCTATCGCCGCGTCGTGCTGACCGACTTGCGCAACCTGGGCAGCGGCGGCTACGCGCCCGAGGAAACGAAAATCAAGGCGCTGGCCGTGTACGCCATCGGCCACAAGATGCGCGCCACCGAAGCCGACTTGAAGGCCGTCAGTGGTACGACCGTGCATCGCGCGCTGCATATCCTGGGCACCCTGGAAGCGTTCAACAATGCCCTGCCGGGCGGCGTGGCGAGCGCCAAGACGCACGACGAGCTGGACGCCTGGGCGCTGGGCTTCCTGCGCACCGAGCAACAGGCCATCGAGGTCGAGTCGCTGGAGCACGGCCTGGGCTTCCAGTTCGCGAACTACGTCAAGCGCCGCAACACGATTGATGACGGCATCGAGCGCTGGCACCAGTTCTCGGCCGACAACAAGTATGCGATTCAGACGGTATCGTATGCAGCCCTGGGCGAAGCCATCCAGAAGGGGCTGCTGGCCGACGAAATCGCGACCGCCAAAGGTGGCGAGTGGACGATGCCCGCGCCGTTCTTCGCCGATCACGGCCGCGCGCTGGCCGAGGTGCTGTTCGCCGAGGTGGACGGCTACGTGGAATTGAAGGTGGGCGCGACCGAAGCGCGGGCGCTGCAAAGCCTCCCGGCGTCGGCCCGGATGCACGTCGCAAACTGGGCGGTGGCAATCCAGATCACCGAGCAGTTCGCACGCGGCAACTGGTTCAACTTCGTCAAGTGGGCCAAGACCTACAAGGCCATGCACTCGCTGGACGTGGCGGGCGTGGACCCGGACGGGATGCTCAAGGCGCTGCGCAAGCTGCCGGGCGTGATCGGCGCGGAAATCTGCCCGACCGACGAGCTGAAAACGCAGGACAAGTATTCGGCCAGCTACTTCTACAAGGCCAACGAATACATTCTGCTGAAACTGGCGAAGGGCTCGGAAACCTACAACAAGGTTGCCGTTGCTGGCGCGGCCGGGCTGCAAGGCCGCACGTTCGACAACTCGGCCAAGGCGTTCCGCATCACCATCAAGGACGACCAGAAATTCAGCGACGGCAAGCCGGTTGCGTCGGTTTCCACCCTGTTTGCGCACCTGGGCCTGAACATCGGCGACTACCTGCTGTAAACTCCAACCGCCGCCCCATCACCGGGGCGGCGTCAACGAAAGAACGATATGAGCGAACCGGATTACAAGATCGACCCCGACTACCTGCGCGGCAAGCTGGCCGACCTGGGCGCGCAAGTGGGCGGCAAGCCCCTGCTGCCCATCTTCATCGAGCAGACCCGCAAGGTGCTGGCGAAAGACCCGCGCAACTACCTGCGCTACGGCCCGTACTGGTGGGCGATGAAGCGCATCCTGCGCGCGGGCGGCGTGGCCGTGGGCACCTACGATGAGCCCATTTGGGCCGACGAATACGCGGTCAAGGATGGCGACGCCGTGAGCCCGGAACTGACTTTGCTGGCGGGCTGGGAGCTGGGTGACGACTTGATGGGCTCCACCGGAGTCCTCACCAATGAATACCAACTGGGTGACAGGACTTTCCTCCTTTACGACCCCGACCAAGCCGCGCGCGCCTGACCGCCCCGAAGCCCGGCTCGCCGGGTTTTTTTGCGCCCGAAATACGACATAATGCCGTATTATTGTGGGATGAGCGAACAGAAAACCATCATTTCTCGTGACGACGCTCGCGCAAGCGGGCTGCGGGTATTTTTTACGGGAGAGCCTTGCCGAAGTGGGCATCTATCAGACCGGCTTGTGTCATCAAGCGCTTGCGTAGAGTGTCGCCGGGTCTACTATGATAAGAACCGTGAAGCCATCAATGAAAAGACAAAAGCCTATGCGAAGAACAATCCCGCTCGCATGGCGCAGTTGTCTCGAAATTATGTGGCGAGAAATCCTGAAAAGGCGGCGGCGGCAAAGCGTCGATATGCCCAGGCCAATCCTGAAAAAGTACGGGAGAGCAAAAAGCGTCACGCCGAGCTGAACGCGGCCAAAATTGTCGAGCGCAAAAGGCTTGAATACATCGCCGCCAGGGACGCCATTCTTGCGCGAAGAAGGCGGTATGTCGCCGAGAACAAGGAAAAGATTTCCAGTTGGAAAAAAGTCTACCGGATAGAAAATAGAGGTTTGATTACGGCGGAAAACGCGAGGCGCAAAGCCAGGAAGCGGCGCGCTACGCCTTCATGGGCCGACTGGGAAAAGATAAAGCAAATTTATTCCGAGGCCGCGAGGCTCGGTCTGCATGTGGATCACATCATTCCCATCAAGTCGAAGTATGTATGCGGGCTGCATGTGGAGAGCAACTTGCAATTGCTAACTCCCGAGGAAAACTTAAAAAAGGGAACAAAGTTCAACCCCAAAGATCACGAATGGAGCATCAAATGCCAGCAAAGCAATCGTCGGAAATGAGGGAGGCGCTGCGTCTTGTGCGCGCCGGAATGCCTGCCGTGCAGGCGGCCAAGCAGGCCGGGGTGCATTTTGACAGCATATACCGCCACCCCGAATACAAGGAATTCAAGAAACAGGCTAGGCAGTCGCAGGTGGCTGGTCAGGCTGCGCGCTGACCAGCGCCAGCCCCAGGCCCAGGCCCGCCGCGTGCGGGCTTTCTTCATTGGGGAAAACCCGCGCCGGGCGGGCCATGCTACGGCGACACAATGCAGGCTGACCACACCACCGTGAAAAGCCATGCAAGATACAACCATCACCGCCAAGGCACGCGCCTTTGTCGGCAAGCTGTTCGGCGCGAAGAACGTCGAAAACAGCACCATCGGGCCTGCCGAGGAACAGGACGCAATGACCGATGGGCTGTCAATCTCGACGCTCCTGGGCTCGGCCAAGCGCGTCGCGCGCAATCGGCAACAGCTCTACCAGAAGTGGCTCGATATGATCGGCGATCCCATCGTATCGACCTCGCTGCGCCTGCACGTAACGGCGGCCCTGGGCGGGCATGAAACGTCCGGCGACGTGGTTTTCCTCGAAGATAACCCAGCCCTCAAGGACGACAAGGCCGCCGCCAAGATCGTGGAGGAACTGCGCGCCGACCTGACTGGCATTTTCAACCGCATCGCCTACACCACGGCATTCAACGGCGCGGGCTACGGCGACGCCTACGGCCGGGTCTACACCGACGGCAAGAACGGCGTCGTTGACGTGTACGTGGACGAAATCGTGCATCCGTCGATGGTGACGGCCTACGAGCGCGGCAACGCCACGGTGGGCTTTGTCGTCGCGTCCGGCCCGAAGTTCACCGAGCGCCTGGGCCTGGATCAGATGGTTCGCATGAAGATGCCGCGCATGGTCTACATTCCCCAGGTCCGGGCGATGGAGAAGGCAATCCGGCTGGCGCTCAGGCAGGACAACATCAACGAACTGCCGATCCTGCCGTCCCTGTTCGGCGGCTCGTTCCTCGATAGCGCCGAAGGGCCGTATGAGGCGCTGACGACGGCCCTGGGCGGTCTGGTCGGCCAGCGCGTGCTGGACTCGATTGACGAATCCATGCTGACCGTGAACATGGACGGCATGACGAAGGAGCAGCAAAAGGACTACATGCGCAACATCAAGGCCATTCTGTCGGCCTCGAAGGAGCGCGCGGAGAAGGCCGTCGCGTCCGGCAAGCCGTTCCTGTCCCGCATCTTCAACATTCTGCCGGTATGGGGCGACAAGCAGCTCACCGCCATGAACGGCACCATTACGGGCGGCGGCGGGCGCGGCCAGTCCGGCACGATCAGCATTGAGGACGTGCTGTTTCACGCCAAGTTGCTTTCTGGCGCCATCGGCATTGATCTGTCCATGCTGGGCTTCGCCGAGCTGCTGTCGGGCGGCTTGGGTGACGGCGGCTTCTTCCGCACGTCGGCGCAGGCGGCCGAGCGTTCGCGCCTGCTGCGCGTGGGCCTGACCGAGTTCTTCAACTCGATCATCGACATTCACACGTTCCACAAGTACGGCGTCGTCTACAAGCCCAATGAGCGCCCCTGGATGGTCAACTTCTACGGCACCATCAGCGCGCTCGAAACGGAAAAGCAGCGCACCAAGACCGAGGCGATGAATACCGGCGCGATCATGGCGCAAACCCTGGCGCAACTGCGCGACTTGCGCCTGGACGACGCGGCCCTCAAGGAAGTGCTGACGAAAGTGATGCTGCTGGACGAGGATCAAGCCGACCTGATCGTGAAGGGCATGGCGAAGCCGCCGCCAGAGGACGGCGGTGGCGGCGGCTTCGGCGACGACGGCGGCGGGTTCGGTGGCGGCGCTCCTGGCGGGCCGAAGGTGCCGGTGCCGGTGGCGGGTGGGCAGGAAGAAGAAGCATGAGCCTCTTTGACCAGATCGCCAACAAGGTATCGGCGGGCATGGCGTCCCGCGTTCCGTCGATGGGCTCGATTGCGGGCGGCATCGGCGGCGCGCTGGTGGGCAAGTTCGTGCCGAAGTCGCTGCAAGGCTCCGTCAATCGGGCGCTGCGCGGCGACATTGGCGGGGCCATCGCCGACGGCCTGGGAAACGCCCTGACCGGCGCGGCCGCGAAGAAGCTGGGCAAGCTGCGCCTGCTGGGCGGCATTTCGCTTAGTGAGGCCGAGCGGATCGCGGCCGAGGTGCAATCGACCAACTACGCCAAGAAAAATCTGTGGTATCTGCAAATCGGCGAGTGGGAGAAGGAGGACGGCTACGAGGACATTTCGCACGCCTTCAACCTGTTCGCCACCGACGTGACCTACACGCCCCGCTCGATCACCAGCGAGGGCAAGGCCATCGGCATGGGCGTCATGGACGCCATCAGCGGCAGCGAGCGCGCCGAGCTGCGCATCACGACCTACGACGACGCGCGCGGGACCGTGCGGGGCTGGTTCAATTCCAAGCTCGCCAAGGTCGCGCACGACGATGGCACCCTGGGCCTGCCGATGGAATACCTCATCAAAATCCGCGTCGGCCAGTCGGCGACGGACGAGCTGGGCGGCACGCTGTTCGGCTCCTACCAAGAAACCTACTTGCTGCGCCCTACCTCCATCGACTACGAGCTGTCGCGCACCGAGGACGGGCTACAGCAAATCCAGATGACGTTTTCCCAGTTTGACACCTATATGTACAAGGGCACCTAATGGCACTCAATTCTGACCGCGACGGGTTCCTCCTGCCGGATGAGCGACTGACCGGCGACGACCTCTCGCGGGGCATTCGCAGCATCGAGCGCAATACCGACGCCATCCTGGCGCTGATACAGGCCCGCGCGCAGGCCCAGGACCGCGCCCGCGTCACCAACCCGAACGCCGGGCAGCGCGCGCCTGTGGGCTCGCCTGGGCCGTCGGCGACGCCATCGCAGGCCGAGCGCACATCGAGCGCGGCCCAGGACGGCAGCGGCAGCG